TACAGAATAACTCTCTCTCTCTCTCGTATCCCATGTATGGTGAAATCTATTCACACCTTCTTATATCTTTAGGGACTCCTACTTATAGTTTTCAATTAAGGGACTCCTAGAAATACTTTGAGACTCCTAACTCCTTTCTACTTATAGTTTTACATAAAGTAAGAAAACGAATCCAATAAATCTTTGGAGAATATACTTGCACAATTCCGCACTACAGATAGAATCACAAACATCAGATGAAATCAAGTCACCACAATCGAAAGGAAACCTAATGAACAAGCTCAATGCCATGTTACCTAAATCATGCGATCCATATACTCTCAACAAAAAGGAGTTAGCTCAAGCAATCTCAAACAGTAAGTATCATCTTCAACTGTGTAGTGTGTGCGGAGAATTAGCCTTAGCTAAAGTGAAAATTTGTATATGTCACGATTGTTATGTCGGTACTCCACCAGCTAAAAAAACTAATGACGCAAAAGACACAGAAGAAAAGAAGGAGACACGGAAGAAAAAGGAGAGACTAATATACCTACTCAAACGTATAAACAATAAAGATGCGGTAGCCACTATCATCGCTACTGCTTACATAAACAAAATCCTAGACATGAACGAGTGTCATAACTTATGCGTAGAATGCAAAATCGAGTTAATTCCAGATTACTGGAATGATTGAAGACATTTCAACTCAAGCACAAACAACCCAACTCAAGGAGAAATTTGAAGATGGAAAATAAAATAACCGAAGGTGCGTGGAGGTGGTTAGATAATCAGCAAATTGCCGGCAATCGTTCTCGTCTAACTGGTCCCGGTAGGTTCAGATTGATTGGAGCAACTAAAACATGAACCCTCTTTTCCTGGAAAGGAATACTATGACTGAACGAAGCATGAGAGAACGGGCAGAAAAAGTGATTTCTATATTAGACGATCTCGAAGCTGAAAGAGGTGCGGCTACTTCCCATTTCAATCTCATCCTCGCACTACTAATAAGTAACGGATCATTACAGATGGAGTCAGGTGCGAGAAAGTTTGTGCAAGAGAAACGTAAGGAATACAAGCTAACCTACGGTGACGGTAGTGGTGGAGTAGAGTTATGCTCATTCAATGATAAAGTTCAGAAAATCATTGGTAACTACATTGACCAACCACCAAAAGGTCAGAGTCTACTTGAAGTCTTAGAGAATGCAAGAAAGGAAAAAAGGATATGAAAATTGAATACAGTAAGCAAGAGAATCCAGTAACACCCAAACCTTGGGATCAGTTTGAACTTGGGGAATTATTCTATTGTTTTGGGCTTAATGCGTGCATATACGTTCGGGTGCGGTACGGCGTCGTTCAAGTCGCGGCAGTTGATGCTATGGTCTGCCCGAGTATTTACGATGAACAGGCAATGGAGAGTTTCACAAACTCCGATCAATGTCTCCCTGCACCCGGCAAAGTAACCTTAACTTTTGGAAAGGATGGAACATGAATATATCAATGGAAGAGTTTAGGGAGTTAACGGAGTACCTAATCAATGCTATGTGGAGACACCAATTGCGATGAAAGGCTCCGCCGCGACACCAGCTTTGGTGTGCAATTTGAGTACCGCATCAAACCCACAGCCGAGACGCGGCCTATGAATCACGAAGAGTGGGGGAAATACGCCAAACGAACTGTGCGAAGCAAACTAAACGGCTCGGAATCTTTAATCCTGAGTCGTTCTCGCCAAGAGATTTTAGTGGGAACCGTTTACCACACATTTTTCGAGATGGCTGAGAACTACACAAAACCCAACGGCGACCCGCTCACAGTGACTGTCGACACTGACTCGGAGGATTGGCCACAATGAACACAGACACAATCGAAGCACGAATGGCGGGTAGGCATATGGCAAGCGTCCTCCACGATCTGATAACCGAGGATTTCCATGATCTGATAGTCGAAGATGGGAATCCTTGGAAAAACGGAACGGGTGCTGATTACGCAGAGTCTTTGTTAAGGGAATTAGCTAAGTTGCTTCCGCACAGAAAACTAGACAATGAAGAACTACAACCACTCAGTCGACTCGGTGCTGTTACCATAAAATTTGGGCTGCACAAAGGAGAGCCATACTCTAACATACCGATTGGCTATTTGGATTGGCTAATGAAAAGTAGTGAGGACTCTGTCAAGTCACTCAGAGCCTACCTAACTCATCCAGACCTTCCTACAGAAGACTAGTCATATGACTAACCCCTGAAGTGTGAAATTTAATCAGTCAATAAAGGAGTATTACTTTGAGGAACCAACTAGGGATAGACACACACATGACTATGGGGACTAGAACCACTCTCGTGAGAAATGGATTGTCTGAAATGAAGAAAGCAGGGAGGATACCCTTCACAGGTTTGAAGACTCGTAACATCCTAGTAGTAAAAGCTAACTACGGTGATGTGATCCCTAAATGGGGTAGAAGCTTCGTAGCGGAGAAAAGACGATTGAGGACTAGTGGTTAGTGCCTACCTTACTTTTCTCCAGGAAAAGACCATCACATTATTATTTGAATTGGAGAAGAACAATGACTTACTTAGTCAGATTCGTTATCACTGACACTCGATCATTCGATGTAATCATTGATGGAGTTCATCCGGACGATGACAAACAAGCCTTACTCAGGAACTTCTCAGTCGCCAATGAACTAAGAAGAAACAAAGAAATTACTGAGGTTAAATTCTACCGTCACATATCAGACTTCACTACTACAGTTCGTTGAGGTAACATCATGGGAAGACATCGATTACAAATAGACTCCTCGATCGTATCCATGATGCGGAGAGGATTAACTAATCACTGCATCTCTAAGAGATTAAAAGTCTCTGTCAGAACTGTAGAATCAAGAAGACAAGAATTGATGAGAAAGAACAAAGTGCATAGTGCATTCCAACTGGGTTATCTTTTAGGAAGAAAAAAGATAACTTATACTGACTAACAAGAAAGAACAGATATGGCTGACATTACTAGCAATTTGGAATTGTATTTGAAGCTAGACGAAACTTCCGGTCTTGTGGCTACTGATGCAAGTGGCGGTGGTAACCACGGCAACCTAGATGGCGGGTTGGATTTTGCGAACAATAGCGTTGCGGGACAAATTGGGAACGCTCTCGATGTCACAGGGAATGGCCGAAGAATCAGTTTCGGGGATCAGTCTGATTTTGAATTCACAACAGGTGCATTCACTCTAGCCTGCTGGTTCAATACTGACTTGCCCGGTGCTACCAGCGTATCGCGGACGACACTGTTAAATAAACAACATACAGGACTATTGATAAATCCAGGCTATAGATTGAATGTGTGGGCAGGTAAGTTACGCTTTCTGATTGGTGACGGTGCATTCTCCGATTTTGTACAGAACGAAACGCTAGTCAATGACGGGCAAAATCATTTTGCCTGCTTAACTATGTCGTCGGCCAAGGAAATGACACTCTATCTGGACCAAGAAGCCCCAATAGCTAAAACCCACGCTCTTGGCTCTCTTGATACCTCCATTGCCCTGGGCGTTGGTGGATTGGCTTGGGTCACTACATTCGGATTCGACGGGTGGCTTGATGACTTCAGAATTTACTCTCGTGAACTGGCTGCTGAGGATGTAACTGCTCTCTATAACTTCACTGGAGAATCATTAGCTCTATCGAGTTCTACTAACGTAGGTCTTAGTGTGTCTGTCTAGGCACCACATCTATAGTTTCACCACCCAACCCACATAGGATTATTATGAGTGACATCTCTGTACTTACCAATCGCATCATTCCCATTGATGTAGAGCTTTACACCAACACTTCTATTCCTGCATCTATTGTTGGAGGTATTGATTCGGAAGTTAGACTTCAATTCACTTTGAAGAACAAGGATGCAACTAGTCCTTATGCCGTATCTACTACTGATCTTTCTTCGGTCGATAGGGTTGACTATATATTCACCCAACCAAATGGTCTCATCTACACTAAACTCGCAGCTATAGATAGTCCTGCTTCATCTGGTGTAGTCTATCTGTACCTAGATAAGTCGGACCTAAACGTATCCGGCACTTGGCAAGTCGCTGCCATAGTCACTATAGGAGATATTGTAGTCTCCTATCCTAATGTTCCTTTCACAGTGGAGTAGACTATGTCTTGGCCTGATACAGTGGCTCTTATCGCTGTCCTCCTGTTTTTCGTCGCTTTAGGATATCTAGGAACTAAATAATTACACACTATGAATAACACCATCAGTCTGAAGTGGAACAAGTTCATACCTGAAGAACCCACTCCTAAGCAGATAGCTTTTCTCTCTCTTCCTCACCTTGAAGTTCTATTCGGGGGAAGTGCTGGATCGGGGAAATCGAGTGCTCTCTTAGCTTCAGCACTTCAATATTGTGATGTTCCTGGTTACTCTGCCATTCTCTTTCGGAAAACTATTACTGACCACAAGTTGCCCGACTCTATTCTCAGTCGAGCAAAGAAATGGTTAGAGCCATTCCTGGCAAGTAAAGAAGTGAAATGGGTTTCTAATGAGAACACCTTTCACTTTGCTTCAGGTGCTACTCTCACCTTCGGATACTTAGATTCAGAGATGCACAAGTATCGGTATCAATCTGCTAGATTCCATTTTGTGGGAATGGATGAATGCACTCAGATAGCTGAAGATGATTACCTCTATCTCTTTTCTCGAATCAGAAAAAGTAAGCAAGAGTCTGCTATTCCTCTTCGATTTCGATCTGCAACTAATCCAGGTGGTAAGTCTCATCAATTCATTAAAGACAGATTCCAAATTAGAAGGAATCCTGTTACAGGTAAGTTCCACGGACATAGAAAGAACAAGCCGTTTATTCCAGCATCCTTATTGGATAATCCCTATCTAGGTGCTGAGTACGCTGAGACTCTTGATGAGCTTGGAACTATTGAAAGAGATCGTCTCAAGTTTGGGGATTGGGATTCACAAGAGAGTGCTATCTTCGATAGAGATTGGTTCAACAATCGGTACACAATTAAGAATGGAGAGATTCTAGTTCTCCACGAACCTGACTCAGTAAGAACTTTCATTCTCAAGGACCTACTCAGATTCTGTTGTGTTGATAGTGCTTCTTCCGAAAGGACAGGAATTGAGGGAAAGTCATTCAGAACAAATACTGGTCCTTCCTACTCCGTGTGTGGAACCTTTGCAGTTCTCGACAAACCTCCTTTTGATCTCGTCTGGTTGCACAACTTTAGGAGTCAGTGCAAGATTCCAATCCTTCAAGATCGAGTGAAGAGAATCTATCGGAAATGGAAACCTTCATTCATTAGAATTCAGGATACGACTGCTGATCGTGGAGTAGGTCAGAACCTAGACGCTGATGGGCTGCCTATGAAGTTCATTCCCTCTCCTACGACTGACAAAGTGGTGGGCTCCATAGACGCTCAGATCAGGGCTGAAAGGGGTAGAATATGGCTTCCTAAGCACACCTCATGGCTGAGTGACCTTGAGAACGAGCTGTTCGCCTGGACAGGGCATCCTAAGGAGGTCAATGACCAGATTGACGTATTATCGTCTGGAGCGTCAGAGGCGGCCTCTAGGGGCCTAGGAGAACAGATTGATGAGACTCTCCAGACTCCTCAAACCAACACTGCTCCTATGTCTACTGGAGGGATGGGTGGTACTTCTAGAATATATCACTAGAATGTGTGGTAGTGAGACTTGGGTTTGCACACCTCCTCTCTTGCTGGAGACTACAAGCATCGAGTGATAGCTCGCTTGTGGTTTCAATTTGGGAATCTGGAGCGAACACCAATTGACACTTGGGAATGTTCCCTTTGCAGACGGGGTTGAGGTTACGTAAGTAGCCTTGACCTCGTTTTATTGCTAGAATATCTGATGTACCCAGACTCTTGCGTCTATCTATGACGCACTCCTAAAGTGATGACCACCACTAATCTGGGTATAGGGCCAGCAATGCTTCTAACATTGGCTGGTCCATTTTTATTCCTTAGAGAGGAATATCTGAGAAGCTTTTTCCTGGAGAAGAGTAACTGAGACGATTCTCACACACTAGGGTCTGAACCGTGAAAAGTATTCTGTTGACGGACTGATGGGATCTTCTGTGTTTCTCGAATGATTTTGATATTTATGTTTCTATGTTCCCAAAACGACCTATCGAAAGGCTTTTTTCTCGCAATAAGTCGGTAACATTTGTGGGTGATCCTATGTCAAAGTGTTCGGCCACAATCGTCCAACTCCACGCACCCGCTGTTCTACAATTCCACCCTGGTCGAAGTCTTTTGAACTCATAATCTTTCGGCACCTTTATCCCGTTAGACCGTAATTTCTCCACTAACTGCTCTACCTTTGTGGCCACATGTCACCCCCACATTCACAAGGATTAAATTTCACGGATTACTAGGTGTATCAATCACTCTAATCTTCATAGGTTTCGCTTTCTTGAAACGAACCTCAATAGTTCCCACCTTCTTGAATGGCACATGATTGACTTTGATGGGGAGATCATCTTTCTCAGACTCATCCATAGTATCTTCCGATTAGGAGTAGCACTCTAAATAGAGTTCCCAGTACCACTCCTACGAGTATTCCTGTCACTAACAGAACTATGATCTCTTTTGCATTCATTTTTTACTCTTGATGTAATCAAGCAACTTACTGAGATCATCCTTAACGGCTGTTGCACAATCAATGCACAGATAGACTGATTCACCTTGGACACATATATCAATTCTACAATCCACATCAGCATAGCATCCTTGACAACCTTTAGGACCTACACGATGTCCAACACTTGCAACCTCAGCTAGTAGATCAGCTTTCTCTAGTTCTTCTCTTTCGTTTTCGGTCATAGTAGTTTCTCCAAACGAATTAACAAGCAAAAAGTTGCTGCAAGGTTCGCCCCAACTGCGATGATTAACCCCAAAAAGATTACATCTTCTCTACTATAATTTCTGAATGGATTGTTCATAATAATTTCCTAAAAAGTTGCAACCCAAGCTATGAGAAATCCGATAGACGCGAATCCGATAGCTACAGTCCAACCCAGTATTGTTACCGTCCCTCTCATTATCTGAACTCCTGCAAGCAAACAATCCACATGATTTTCTAGCATGAGTATTTTGTCCTCTGAATTGTGTAACCTCGCATTAAGTTTTTCTAGTTTCTCAGTAGTCTGCTTTTTCACTGTCCTAATCTCCCTTTTTTGGTTGAAGATGCAAATCCTTCATCAATCAGCATCTGGTTAAGTGTCCGATACTTTCCTACGTAGATGTATCCAGGTATCCGATCAAATGAGAAAGCTTTTAATAGGTTTGTTCCACGAAGATTAAAATCCTTTCTGATTGGGATGAACAAACGAAGATCATCTGATTCTGACAATACCTTGCTCGCATAGATTGTTCCTAATCTAGCAATTCTCTTGTCATGCTCAGTACCTCGATTCAGTTCAGGACTCCAAGTCTTTATGAGTCGAATAGCCCAAACAGTGGAACCTCCAGGTAGTTTTACTTCGTGAGTATCTGCATCCCTTGAACGGTGAAATTTAATGGGAAGAGTGATACCAAATTCCGGACACACTTTAGGAGCAAATGCTTCCTGTGCTTGGAGTGTACTAGATATTGTGAGTAGCACAAGAAGTATGGGTAGATAAAAGTATTTCATTAGCTATCTCCATTAAAAAAGCTGACTAGATCAAGTAGTTATACTCAACCTAGTCAGCTACCACATACCCGTCACGCCCTGACAAGACCTTTATACCATCTCCTAGTATCTTCCGCAACTGGGGTAAGCTTGAGGAGCAGGAGCTATTCTTTGAGCATAGCCTGTAGGAGTAAATACTCGACTCAATCCCCTACTCAGCCAGTACCCTGCTCGCCGTACTGGAGCAATAGCAACGAATCGAGGTCTAGCAGGCCCAACAGTCATGTACTGCTCAGGTTGAGTGGCTGTGGGCTGCTGTGGGCAGGCATTAGCAACACTTGGACTACTCACACACAAAATCAGAATCACAAATAGAGTCTTCAAAGATCACCTTCTTTCAGAGTTAGAACTTAGAGCATCAAGAACGTGACGGGAATCGAACCCGCTTAGGTGGGGTTGAAATCCCACTGCCTGACCAATCGGCATCACGCTCCTTTGATTAGGTATTCAACCAATCTTTCAAATCTTCAGCTTTAGGTTGTGGATACCGACTGAATCGCTCAATCATGTACAGCAACTTATGCTCATCCACGTAAGCACTTTCTTTGTTCTCAGTCCCACTATAACTTCTACCCCGAAGCATGGCGTAAGCTAACTGTGCTAATCGTGATTCTCTTCTCACTATCACAGACCGATGCCACCGCAATATTTCTCGGTCCTCATTTGTTTGTGCGTCTGTGCCAACTATTCGACTCTCTTCACGGCGAATAATTGTTGCTTCAGCAGCCAAGGATTTTATCTTAACTCGAAGCTTCTGTCTCCCGCACAACAGATCAAATCTCCATTTACTTTTGCATTCACAAATCGTGGATTCTCATCATACTACCTTTCTCGGATTTGGAAATTAAACTGCGTGAGTACCTTCAACTTTTCTTGCTTCTCGATCCGCTGTCCGACTATTCAAAGAGCTTAGGGCTTGGTCCAAGTACCTAATCGCTTCAGCGTTTGTTTCGCAATTAAACTTTCCTTGCTGATAAAATTGGATGCGATCAATTGCGGCAGAAATGATATCCTCAACAAACGCTCCGTTAGGTTCAATTCGATCTGCATCGCGATTCAGTGGACCGTTCTGCCAACCGATCGTAAAGCCTTGACCGAATGTCGTACCTCCCGCAGGATTTCCGTTTGCGTCCAGGAATTGGTTGCTTGTGAATTTACTTTGCATAGTTTTTCCTAGTGAGGTTTACGAGGGACATCGATAGCATTGCCATCTTTGTCATAGAACAGAACTTGATATTCTGAATCGACTGGACCAACATGATTGGAAGGAACATTGATGATGTTACTAGTCTGACTTCCAAAGTAGAAAGCACCACCAACTGCTGCCACTGCTAGTAACTCTTTCCAACCAACTCCGTTGATTGTTGTGGTAGTTTTGGGAGAGATGTTCATGTCATCATCCCCGATATCTAATGCCTTGTGTGCTGATCTAAGAAATAGCTTTCTCTTCTTGTCTTCACTCTCTTGATACTTACCATAGAGGTTTCCTTTGAGTCCTCCACTTCCGTAGATATCACTGTTTTCTTTTGACACGTTTAGTTCCTCCTACTTCGTCGACACGAAAGACTCTGGGACTGAGGACGATCTTTGCTAGAGTCTCACTCAATGCTCTAGTCTCTTTGAGTGTTATGTCGTCCGGAGAGTAGTCATTGATAAGACGACTAAGCCGTATTAGAAGTTCCTGATCCATAAAATTCTACTTTCTTGACGGAACCATCCTCATTGAATTCGATGGAACGCATAGTGTTTCCAAATTGCTTTGAACCATCGTTGTCAGCCATGAGACCAACCATCTCATCTTTGAATTGATCTCCCAACTCTAAAATATCGATTGCCTGGAGAGAGGTGATACGATCCCAATCCACCTCCTCCAGGCTTTCGATACTACGCTTCAATTCTTCTAGCAACTTCGCCATAGTTTAGCCATTCGTAGCGTTAGGCATACCAGTGGTGGCATAACGATTGGCTACCGACTGTTCGATATCCAACTCATCAAACTTACGATCTGCGATGATTGCTTGGCGAGATTGTTGCGAAACAAACGATTTGCCAAGAGCATCCACAGTAAGACCCTGCGAATTCTGCATCACCTCTTTGTTGTCAACTGCCATCTTACTAACTCCTTACTTGGGAACTAAATCATAATAGACAGGAGGACCAAGTTCCCTTGTTGGTATCTCTGTCACGTCTTTCGACTTCGGCAACTGCTCTAATACTATAGCAACTATTTGTTCTATTTGTCTACTTGATATTTCAGCAGTCTTTCCAGTTTCTCCTCGCTCTCCCTTTTCACCTTGGATTCCTTGGATACCCGACTCTCCCTGATCCCCCTTTGCTCCCCTCGGCTCCCCCTGGATCTCCTTAGGCTTACAACAAGAGTCTGAACAAGACTTTTCTAGTCTTTCTAGCCTCTTCTTGTTGAATGATGTCTCCCTCCTGAGTTCTTCAATCCTCCGCATAATGTCATCCATATTTGTGTCTGGAACCCTAGATACGGGCTGCATACCCCGATTGGGGGGTAATAGAGGCTGTATTGGCCCAATCACTGGTCCTGGGTTGGGTGTTTCTACTAGCATAGGCTGAGAGGCTCTAGGAGCCATTCTACGGTAGCCTGGAGGAATGCAGCTATTACCACGACAATCGAAGCCAGCACTCTGTAGGAAGGCCTTGAAGGGTTCTCCATGGCTACCGTAAGAGAATCCACTACCGGACTTACCCCAGTGGACCGCCACTAGATTCCCTCGATCATCAAAAACTCCACCTCCTGAATCTCCTGATCTGGTCTGAGCAGTAGTCATCAGGCTGGTCAAAGATTGATTGGACACACTCCCAAGAATGTTACCTGGAGAGGCTTGAAAAGTATTAGAGCTTCCATATCCACAAACAGATATCTGACCTTGTGGATTGAGATTTATTCCGACTGGATCAGCTTTTGGATTGAGAATTACCAAAAGAGATAAGTCAGCTTCTTTGTTCATTTTGTAGAGACTAGCTCCGTGAGAATACCCACCATCCATGATGACAGTGACTTTTCCCACACCATCATCAAAGATGTGAGCACAAGTGAGAATCAATCCTTTGCTTCTGTCAGACTTGATATCCACAAGAGTTCCAGAACCGCCGTCAATCATCCCACTGTTGTAGTTCGTAATTCTACAAGAAGCTTGTCTTGGTTCTGCTGCTCGCAGTAACGTACTGAACAGAACAAGAACAACAAGAAGACTAGCAAAACCTCTATAAAACCAATGATTATCTACTGTTTTCATCGCACTCCCTTTCAATGAACTTAAAGAATTCAGTCGGTTTTTCCTGGAGAAGGATGGGTGGGGGAAGCTAGTAGTAGTAGTGCGTACCCACCTAAATCTCTAATGGTGTCTTCCAAGGACTCTTCTACCTTCGGATTAGATTTCACGGTTAAGAGGTTATTCATGCGGGCAATCTTATCTGACATTCGCACTAGGATTGCTTCGTTGTCTTTTAGGTGGGGTGCAAGGATCGGAGTATCCCAAACCGTACTTCCGTAGTCTATGTTTTTCTTGAGCAGAGTTGTAATCCATTGAAGTCCTACAAGGGCAATTCTTTGCTGATCTTCTCCGAGTTCCCCGTGCAGTGCTTCATCTAAGAGGATGGTGTCTTCCCCGATTTGTGGGTACGTTTTGTCGAAGTTTTCTTCTTTCATCTTGGCCTTTATGTGATTGTCATAGGTCTTTATTTGTCTATTCGCATACTGAAACTCCCGAAATCCCATGAAACTGCTCTCCAATTGGGTAGTTGTGCGTGACTGCGAAAGTTCAAGATACCGGGATTTTCACGGTTTGCAACCAAAAAAATGCGAATTCCTAAATTTGTGCATTGATCTATCCCCCCTGAATAGGCTATCCTGCTGCGAAGTGGCTGCAAAATCTTAGATGGGTTTTGTAGTCTGTAAGAAAGCTCAGTTAAGTAGATTTGTGATGTGACAAAGAAATGTGAGATCGGTCGTTACGATCCAATCGTACTTCCCTAAACAATTTCGGCACACCACGTAGCTACAACAAAACATTCCCAAGCCCGAATGTAAGGAGTCCGGAGACAGGCTTTACCGTGAGTCTGTTCAAAGCTGTGGCGTGAGTGACTAATAACTCCAAGCAATGTCCAATCCTGACAACTTGGCCGGTCCATAGGATCAGAGACATATACTCCTCTGATCCGTGAAATTTAATCTATTTGGATTAAACATATACTCGCGATAAGCTTCTCAACTTGGACTGAGTGATTGCAACATAAAAGATATCCACTTGAAGGAAACCATGTTACTTTAATATGGACCGGATAATGGATACGGTTTGTCTACACTGTATTATTCCCTGTTGTTTCAGGTGAATTTTCTCTATAATCGAATGAAATCATTCTAATTTTCATTCCCAAGTAGCATTCATAATCTACTTATACATATCTGAGGAGCACAACAATGTCCGATAAACCTAAAAGAAGAATAAAGAAGAAGGTGAAAGTGACGAGAGCAGCAAAGAAGGAGTTCTCAATATCCAAAATAGAACTGGTTGCGAGAAAGATATCTTCACGTACAGTGTCTCTGATTCCTAAAGAGCACATGACAGATGACAAGGGGGACAGAATGAAAGATAGAGTTCTGAATCGTAAGTTGGGGTTACTTACGGACTCTGTCTCTGAGGGCGTCTATGACATCCTCTACGCCTATAACAATGAGGTAGTAGAGTTTCTTGCATTTGCTTTGGTAAAGAGCAACACAATCTCTGTGAAGGTCACTAATGATAGTGGGCCGAAGACAGACATCAATCAGGACCGGCTAGCAGCCTTCCTAAAGACTCAACTAGACAAGTGGAGAAATTGCCCAGTTCACTGAGCAAGACTGTCTGGTATGGTTTCTGAACTAGAGTTGTCGGAAGGAAGCATATAATTAAATGCCTTTGCAAAGAAGGTTTGAAATATTCCTGTTGAAAGTTGAAGATTGATAGCCGCATCGGCTCTATCTCCCAACTCAAGTTGATCAGTAATTTGTCCTCGTGATACTGCGTAAGCGTTCCCGTTGTAGTAGTGGGCAGGAGCCAGTATGGCTTCGTCTATTAGTGTCCAATCTCCTGCGAAGGGAGTTACTGCAATTGATAGGGTGACGGTGCTGACTACAATATCGAAAGGTAAGGAGAAGAATCTATAAGTAGTTTGCCAATCGTCATCAACAGCAGCGTATTGAGGATTTACGATTGCGGCACTACTTGTATATGTTGATCCGTCTAATTTTGTTCCAGTAACGCTAACATCTATTGCGTCGGATTGAGAACCTGATTTTGTGTTAGTGTGATCTTCAGGTAAGATTTGATCTCCCACCTCTATGGACACAAAATAACCTTTGCCGGAGGTTAGATTGGTTATGGGTCTTGTAACTGTAATTGCTTGGTCTTTGATAACCAACGACTTGTTGCCTCGGAACCCTATGTTGTACTCTCCATAATCGGTACCAGCGTTACCCCCTGTCACAGTCCAGCCTGTCGGCACGCCATTTACAAACTCTTCAAATTCAGAATTTGAATCGATGATATTTTCCGATGAAGAGATTGGTATATTTTCCGAGTTTCCGGGTGATTCGACCTCACTTCGGTAGGCTAAAGTCTCTGGGAATAGTGCTATCCATTTCAGTAGCTCTGATCCGTCATTGGGGGCTGACACACATTCTAAGTAGGTGGGAGTTAATCCTTCCGTTATTGTGCCCTCACTCTCTAGCTCGTTGTAATGACGTGACGCTGGCCAGTTTCGGGCTGGGGAGGATATACCATCTAATCCTGATCCGAAATTGGCCACTAAAATTTCTATTGTTGGTTTGCTTGAGAATCCTGTGGCACTAGCTGTAGCTATTACAGAGTTTGCTTTGATTGTTTGTGATTGAGATTTCATGTCACTCATAATTTCATTTATTATGGCATCAAAATCACTATCAAATAGCACAAGATTTTCTAGCACAAAACTACTGTCTGACATCACGGTTCTAACTTCGCCTGTGAGACTATCAGCCCACCTTTCAACATCCCTTTTGAATAGCTCCATGGTGGGATGCAAGTTTGTCACTAAATGATTCAGACTATTTGCCTCTAAGATGTTCTCACAATCATTGATACCAATTTGAATTTTGTTAAAGAAGTCGCCATTGCTATTGGCAAAGATGTTTAATGTCTTCACATACTTACCAATCACAGTGAAGAAGGTGGTGTAGTTAAGTGCCATGGTTGGCTCTCCTTAATAAATGAGTCGATTAAATTTCACGGTTCAGGGTAGGTACTAGGTGGCAAGAGAGTCGGCAATAGTTGGGCTACCAGAAGTTGGAAGTTGCACTCCAAAACCTTTTCGGAAGTAGGACTGAATAACTCCTGCTTCGTTGTTGGTGATGGTCACTGCAAAACGATCTCCAACAGAGAATTCATCAACTCCTCTTAGGATGGAGAAATTCACTCCATTGTGATAGGAGGGAGCACTGACAACCACTTCGTCTAAGTAAGCTACGGTAGGTGTCAATGCAAAATTATTTATCAGCACTTTCACATAGACATCATTGGGATCGTATTGGTCGTCTAAGTACCAATGTAGATAAGCAGGAACAAACACATCACTAGAGGATGCTGGTAAATTGATAGTAGTTGTCTTTGTAAAGTAGACAGTGCTACCATCTGAGTTTTCTACACTCAAAACAATATCCAAAGCACTACTGGCTGGATCAGCATCATTCCTACCGACCTGCAAACTTGTCATGTAAAGTTTGTTGGGGACTGTGCTAAAGACTTGCTGCTTCAATGCAGTTCCCGAAGTGTTGATCCGCAACGAAGACGAACCTCTAAAGACATACTTGGCGGCATTGTTCTCTAGGTAGTCCGTAGTAACAGTTCCCGTCATGGTCCAACTATCAGGAACATTCGTCGTAGTGAAAGTTTCAAAGTCACTGTTCCCCACACCCAACGAGGACGGGTCACTATTGGCTGTCTGAATACTTGGTCCAGGTCCAGCAGCTTCATCTTGGATTTGATACCCAGCCGTCTTAGCTGCTGTCGAGAACAAGTTCCATGTCTCTTGCCCATCCGAAGCCTTAGCAACGCATAAGGCGTAGATGGTGTCACTGGGTACTGCCATCTGGCTAGTAAGTCCTCGATACTCTTTCGTGGCAATACCACCAAACAGGGGAGAAGTCACTCCATCAAGCGTGGTGTCAATGACCAAGTCTCCGATGGTTGTGGAGGTCACATTATCGCTCACACTCCCCACACTAATCACGGACGCTGTCACACTGTCAGACTCGTCATTGATGTACTCGATCAGAGCAAGAAGGATGGAGTTCAAGTCTTCTCCCTGCACGGGAATTTGCTCCCGAACAAAGTCTCGATCCGTGATTATTTCGGAAACTAGACCATTCATTCGCTCAATCCAAAGCACCACATTTGCTTTGAATCCGTTAAAGAGGTTTGGAATTGGTCCGAATAATCGGGTCAAATTGTTAGATTCCAAAATAGTTTCAATATCATCACTTCCAGTTTGAATGGTGGAAAGTAATCCATTGAACACATTCACGTTCTTGATGTATTTACCCAGTACGGTAAAGAAAGTCGTGGTGTTGAGAGCCATCATAGTCTCCTTAGTTTTTCAGATAAAAAAGAGGCGAGTAAAGTAATACTTTCTTTCCCAGGAAAAAGCATTGACGTAACTTGTAGATTTGTAAAATTCATTACTGCTTAGAGATTATTATCTCAATAATTCAATCCTGAAACAAGTCAAGTCTTCTATGTCGATTTTCAAAAAGAAAATTGTTACTCCTAAAGTCTACAGGGCAAATACTCCGTTTAGTGGTGGCAAAGCAGTCACCGCTATGACGGTGGATAGGATTAAGAAGATTCACGATACTGCCAAGCAGATGATTGCTGACGGTATAAAAATCACTGCTCCATTTGCTCACAAAGATGAGAATGGAATCGTTCCTAAACCTCTTCTTGAAGGACAACTTGGAAGTTGGAATTCAGCCATCAATGGTGGTTACTGGAAGGACTTTGAGATCGATCCCGAAGACGGTGGTCTCATTGGTTTCTTGGATGCTCCAGGTGACTTAGACGATCTGAATACTCCCGCAGGTAAGGTTGGAAAAACCATACAAGAAACCTCAGTATTCCTTATGCCCGAATGGGAAGATGGTTTGGGAAAGACTAGAGAAGATGCTCTTTGGCACATTGCCTTGGTGGATGGTAAGGCAGTCGAATCAAATCAGAAGAATTTTGAGAAGGTAGAAGACCCAAAGCTTGCATTGGCTATGTCCTTCTCCATGTCGGATGCGATTGATAACGATCCGACTCCAGAGCAGGGTGAGAACAAATCATCTTTAGTGATGAGTATCAAAGAGCAGTTAGAAGAGAAACTTGAGATTACGCTCTTGGAAGATACTAATGAGACGAATTTTCTTGACAGGTTGTTGACTGTCCTTACTGCAATGAAATCAAAAAAGGAGGATGAAGACTTGACTCAAAAACCAGAAGGTGCTGAGCAAGTTTCTTCACCAATTGCCATGTCTGAACCTACTCCCGAAGTTATCGAGAAGAAAACCAATTCTCTCCTCTCCAGTCTTAATACTCACAAAAAGCTTGATTTGAAATCTCGACTAGGAGCACTCCAGTCGAAAGGTATTGTTGGCAAGAAACGAGCAGAAGACTGGGCAAATAAAATTGATGCTATCGCCATGTCATTGAACGATTTTGATGACGATGGTAACTGTCCTCAGACAGCTATTGAGATGGCTATTGAAAACTTTGAGGAAGGTGGAATTTCTTTGCTTGATCCTCCTAATGAGGATAAGCCCAAGAATGTTCACGGTGTAGAAGAACCTTCTGATATGGGTGTTGAAGAAGCTCTTCTGAGCAAAGAAGATGCGAATGAAGTTTATTCAACCATGGGTCTGTAACAAAGCCCGTAGATTTGTGACGAAGAAATAACCAACTCTTAATGTAAGAGGAAAGAACGATGGCAAATGTATTTCAAGGCGAAAGCCTAGTACCCGGTATTCAAACTGAACGTCTCACTGTTGAGGCTCAACTTTACTTCGGTAGGATTGAGCAGCAACGGTTTCAAGGCGGAATCATTGACTCGACTGCTTTGGACTCTGGTCATACGGATCAGACCAGTCAGTTACGTCCTGGATTGATTCTCGGCCTTATTCGATCAACCAACAAACTTGTGCAGTGGAGCCCTTACGCAATTGATGGTTCTCAGTACATTGCTGGATTCCTGAATCATCATCTTGATCTTGAACTTCACGGCACTGCTCAAGACCGATACAGCAACATGCTGTTCTATGGTGGCAATGCAAAGATGAGTGAAGTGCTTGTTCCTGGAGCGTCTGTTGCTGGAGTTTCTGGTAACGCTTATGAGTGGATCATTCGTGAACAGTTGAAGCATCGATTTGTCTTTGATGACGACATCTATGGTGAGTACACTTCAGACCACAAGATCAAAGAATTGGGTACTGATACCGCAGAAACTTTAGTCGCTGCGGATCACAATCTTACAGTAACTAATGTGGGTGGTACTGCCACTGCAACAGTGACGCTTCCTGCCCCACTACCTGGACTCAAGTTTAGGTTTGTTCAGAAGGCTGGAGAGATTCTTACTGTGGACAGTACAGCTACTGGTCAGTTTATGGACGGTACGGCTACTGCCGCTAATGATGCAACTATCGCAGCGACCAGTTTCAGTATGTTGGAAGTGGAAGGTGTTCGTTCTGCGACTGCTCCTACTTATCAATATCTAGTTAAGCGTTTGGTCTAAGTTGATTGACAAATAAACAAGGCTACTTTACTAAAAAAGAGGAATAATCATGGCCAATATTACGCTAGCCCAAATGCTGAAGTACGAGTTTGTTCTGGGAATTTTCTCCAGGCTTGCTTCTCCCGCAACTCAACTGAGTTCCTTCTACGGAATGCGACCAGAGTCTCCCGGCACAGAACGGGCACTCAATGGGCGTAATGTTGGTTGGGATATCTTCGATAACACTCGAACGATGGCTAAGGCACGATCTCCTTATAGTGGTCCTGCTAGCACTCGTTTGAAGCCTACAGGTCATGTGTCTGCTACGCTCGTTCGACTCTACGAGAAGATCGACATCATTCACGAGAAGGTTTACGGTACTCGTCCTCTGGGTGCTCAGTATGGAGACGTGGATCGTACTGGCCAGACTTATGTCGGTCGTCAGATCAAGTATGCGGCACAACGTACGCAAAACACTATGGAATTCATGGTGAGCCGCATGTTCCGTGGGGGTTTTGCTATCGAAGTGGATGGCGAAGATCATTTTCTTCGAGAAAAGAATGCCGGAACTGTAAACGTAGATTACCAAATTCCTCCAAACAACATTGGTCGAGTACCTGAACTTGCCGGTGGTGATCCTGTCATTGATGCAGATTGGGATGTTGCAACGACTGACATTGCAAGTCAGCTTCTCAATCTCAACAAGGTGTCGGAACGACTCTCGGGACTTCCTATCACTGAGTTCTGGATCAATTCCACAACTCTGGGATATCTCTACGAGAATAACCAACTTGCTTCTGTAGCAGGTTCTTCGGCTCGAATTTTTGATACTTTGACTGGACAAGAGATCAGCACTGTTGACGATGGAAGTCGCCCTTCCGGCATTACGGTAGTCTTCCGTGCGATGCCCCAGTACAAGTTCCATATCTATGATGCGGTGCTTAATGTTGATTCTCAAGTCGATAGTTCTGTCGAGTCTGACACCTCACTATTCATTCCTGATGGTCGATGCATTGCTACACCTCATCCAAGCATGACTGAGTGGCGAGGTACGGCAGTAGGTAGTGAACCTATCCGCGAGAATGACGAATCTGAAGTGGTCTATAAAGAAGGTTTCTCGTCCTGGAGCAAACGCATGAATGATCCTCCGGGCGAAGAGCTACGAACACTGACTAACATTCTTCCCATCTTGTATATTCCTAGTGCGGTGTTCTACCTCACTGTCGATACGTAAGCCACGAACATAGAATGATTTGTGTGATGTGGAGGTTTTTCATTTCCCCTCTTAGCCTCTGCTCAGGTTAGGAGGGGTTTTTTATAGAGAGAACAAGTCATGGCTATTACAACTGACGGCCTCCGTCCGAACCAGTTCAACAAAGCAATCAGTGGTGTATCTGAGGGTTTTGTGTGGGCTAGTAGTGACACCAACTATTTTTCTAGGACTATCAACGCTGTAGAACGACAAGAGATATCTAAGGGTATCTCTGTCGCGGAGAGTGGTTTGTATGCCTTCACCATGGCCTCTGGTTCTGCTGTGACAGTATTCCTAGCTGCTGGGGTAATTCACCCTATTCATGCAAAAAGATTCTTAGCTGCGGGCACAACTGGCACCGGAACATTGATCGTTTGGATGTAGTATGTCTACTATCACTCTTACTGCATACACGAATGGTGCGTTGACTGATGTGACTTCAGTCGCGTTGGAAGATCGTACAGATACATTTGGAGTACGAAGAACAGATACGGGAGATATTGTAGTAGGTACTGGCACTGCTATGACTAACTCCAGTCTTGGTACTTACACAAATACATTTGCTGATCCAAGTTCTGGTGTAGTTTACGAGTATGAATACAAAGCAGTCATCAACGGAGTCACTCATTATCGAAACAAACTAGCAGAGCAAGGAACCATTGAAGACACTATCATCATTGCTTCTTCTGCCTACTACTCTTCACAAGCGGAAGTTTATCGCATGTTGGGAGAGGTGGCGACTGACTTACTTTCGGATGATGTTTCTAGGGATGATCGAAGTTTCATCTGGCAAGAAATACTTGGATCAGCTACCTCCACAATCGACCTTTATCTCCACCAATTCCACAAGCCCACTGCTTTAACAAATTCAAACTTTGTACGTAGGAGAGCAACAACTCTTGCAGCACATTTAATTTCATCGCGAAGAGGTAACGCTCCTCTATTCTCAGATCAAGTAGATCGGATTTACAGCGAACTGGACGAGCTAAGATCAGGAAGACTGACATTACCTGGAGTAGAAGAGATTGGTTTCTTTGGTCCTCTGGTACGAAACTATGAGTTAGAGACCTACCGAAGATATCATCCATTGAGAGTTGAATCCTCCACCTCCACTGGGGATAGATATGCTGGAGAAGATACTTCGTGGGAATATCCTTTCTGGTTTTAGTGGCAGATGACTAGAATAATAACTACCAAGCTGAGCAAGTCTGAAGTCAAAAGAGTCATAAGAGAGATACCGGGAATCATTTCGGGAAGATTACGAGACCCACACCAACTACACAATAAGTTTTGGGGTGCTGTCGCACTCTCCATGTTTGAAAGCTTACACAAGGCATTCGAGCAAAAGAGTTTGGGCCTACAAGATGAGTTAGGTATATTTTGGAGTGACATCAATGAAGAGACGAAAGCATACTCAAGACCCATAAACAGAAACGATCTCACAACACCACAAAGACGAGCATCCAAAAACAAGAACACTATAGGACTGCTCACACCAACCCAATACAAAGAGTGGAAAAAGATATTCAGTAAAATTTACTACTCCCTTAGAGAAAAGTTGGGGGAGTCAGAAGCCAAAGAATTCGCAGCACAAGTAGCTTGGGACAAACTAAAGAAATCAGGAGCAAGCACCAAGATAGATGTACTAGGGAGAAGAGACCTTCTCATCATGCGAAACTCGGATAAGTTGTTCAAGTCTTTCTTCCCAGGAAAACTCACCAAAAATTCTTATAGAAAATACAACAAAGATCAAGTTTACATTGTCGAAAAAGGTTCCGTAACTGTGGGTACTCAAGTAGACTATGCTGGTGATGCTTTTGAGAAACGTCCTATGTTTGCTGGTGATATGAGTCCTTGGATACGAAGAGCAACTAAATCAGGCTCTAAGAGATTGCTAGAGTACCTACAAGAGACACTGACATGATAGAGGGAGAATATTTACTGAAAGCTGTTAGAAACAAGTTGAGATCAGATTTGAAGGATGTTGTTGGTAGGCGGGGGATGAGCAGTAAGAGCCACAACAAGTCTATTCAAATCATGCCGGACGAAAAGGTGCCGGCACTAGCTGGAGAGGAGTTCATTTCAGTTTACGGTTCTCAATTTGTTAATTTGTATCCTGCTCAGACACAAGTAGCGAAGGAAAGCTATTCCCTATCAGTCGGAATAACCAGGAGAGTGTCGGGTCAGTTTTCGGCAAGAGTTGGTGACACCATTTACACGAAAGACACGCAGGTACTCAATCGACTCAAACCTTCCATGCTAAAGAGAGCAAGATTGATTATCAACATGATTGATGGGATATACCCCATCATAAATGCTGCCAATTTGAACACAGACGCATCTTTAGGTGAGTGTGACTTCTACACTCCCCTAGGATTACTATCCGCAGATGCTCAACCAAGATACGTAGACGAAGATCATTTTTTTACTGACCCTAGTAACAACAAATTCCACAAAGGTCTTTTCATGGAGATCAACTTTGGTGGTGCTGAATTGTTACGAGCAAAATAAAGTGAGGTAATCATGTCTCTATTGAGCAGCCCAATTGCTGGCTACCATGCAATTAGCCATAAAGAGAGAAGTCAAACTATAGCTGGTTCTCCCTATCTAGCTTTAGGATCGACTGGACCTGAGGGGATCAATCTTTCCGTCAGTAGAACCTTCCAAGATATTACTGGTGATGCTCTCGGAGATACCATCGTTGATCAGGTGTACACAGGAGGAAACTGTGTACTTGAATTTGTTCTACAAGAGATTGATAGTGATGCTGTAAGAGATTTCATTAGTTCAACTCGCTGGACAGATAATCCCTCAACAACAGTTCCTTCGCACAATGAAGTGGGTATTCTTGGGCATCTAGCTTCTTCGTTTGCTGGAGTTCTCAAGCTCACTCCAGTCGCTGGTACGTCTGCTGCGGATGCTCATGGTGGGAATTCTACAAGGAATTTTATTGGTCATGTTATTGACGACTTCAATGAGACTCTTGATGTAAAACTCAATGTAGTTCCCATACGATTTCGATGTTTACCATTTGTCAGTTCAGCTACTGGAAGTCCTCAAGTCTGGTGGGAATGGGAATAAGATTCTCTGATTAAATTTCACCATTCAGAGGGTAATCTACCATGGCTGACGAGACCATCAAAATCACGATTGATGACGATTCCTTATCGTCAACTCAATCAGATACTGTCAATACTGTTCCCGATAGTATTCAAGATGTGATGGATGAGTTGAATGGTCTCTCTTCTAAAGCGACAGACGCAAAAGATTCTCTTGATGATCTGAGTTCTTCCACAGACAAAACGAAAGAGAATCTATCCGATGACTTGTCGGGTGATGTAGACAGAACGATAGAAAGCTTTGGAGATTTGTTATCCGCCCAAGTCGATACAATTACCGGGAGTCTTTCGGAGCTAGAAAAAACATCACAGTCTTTTGATGAGCAACTGAAAACGACAGTACAGTCAGAACAAGAACTGAATGAAGAGATTGTCAGTCTTGTAGACAAATTGAAACAAGTAGAGAGTGAGTTTTCCAATCTACAAGAAAAGGTAGCGGATCAGAACAAAGCAGGAAAGAAGTCTGAAAAGTCAGGAAGACTTCTCATACGTCAAACATCTAATTTGGCAAGATCAAGTGGAATTGTAAGCAGTAGCTTAAATCAAGTAGTGAATGCTAGTACAGCCTTAGCTACAAAGTTGGGTAAGCTCGGTTTTGTATTTGTCGCAATGACTGTTGCCGCAGTGCTCGCAGCTAAGGCGATGAAGGCTTTAGACTCTTTTGCAGATTCTTTAGCGAAACAAATTGGAGGATTTTCTGCTGAGAGTGTAGAGGCCAATGTCAACAAAAGCATTAAGGAACTTGAGGACAGAATAAGGTTGGGTCAAGAACGTGGTCAAGATGCGGCAGAGTTGACAAATGCTACAACAGAGATGGGACAAGAGATACGACAATTCAAAAGATCAATGCTGGAATTGTTTCTTCCATTAATGGCACTAATAGTCAAACTATTGGCAGGTGCAGTGAAGGTTTTGAATTTTATTTTGGAACCCGTCATAATGATAAACAATACTTTTTTGTCAGTGAAAGATTTGTTCGTATCGCTCATTACTTTTATGTTTCCTATGCTGACTGAATTGGTGCGACAAATAGTGAGTAATACAGAAAAAGATGAAGTTCCGCCGGACCATTCCGAAGACTTTGCTGCGTTATTCGATCCAGACAATGTGGGATTTCGCAACAAAGACAGGGGAAAGTCATTTAAGAAGAAGTTCGACCAAATGTTTGGAGCACCCAGAAACTAATGGCTGTCGCAGGTTATCCGTCGAATCAAGCATCTAACCAACGTAATGTTGGTTATCGCAGTATAAACGTATCTAATGCTGGTGGCGAAGGTACGTTTTTAAGCCAAATCATCTATAACGGATTTGAATTTCCTGCAACTCTCAATTCTAGTGCTACCGTAGTTCAAGAATACGATGATGCCAAACGAACTGTTAAGTATCTCACAATAGCAATCACAGTAGATTGTGTTATCACACCAGAAAGTATCAATCTTGTCGGCTATCAAAACACTGACAATATGATGGATGAGTTGCGGACTAGATTATCACAACCCGGACAATCCTTAATTATTAAATCCAAAGGTCTGGGTAACATCAGTGTCAATACAAGCAATTCTAATGACTATAGGGACGTTGATAATGGGCCTAAGCCGCAAGTTATAGAAATGAAACCGATTGCTGGTGAACGAGCAATCCAAGTAACTTGGCTAGTGACTACACGTATCCCTGCTTGTGGTCGTGGTAGATCGTCCGGAAACATCGCTCAATCAACTCACTCCATTTCTTGGTCAACTTCTGCATTAGGTTTGACGACTAGAACAATTAAAGGAGTAGTTGAGCAGGCACAAACAAGAAATGCTAACTTCTCTGGATCATCTCAAGCAAGTAGTCAGATACCATTCCCCACACCATTACTTAATGAATTCATAAGAACTCTTAGAATATATCCTGCTATCGGAGGATTCAAAAGAGAAACTTCCTATGATCTTTCTAGGGATCGAAAGACTCTAAACTACCAAATATCTGACACAGAATATGCGACTAACTTCCCACTGTTTCCGGGAGTTATAGAGTCGACCATAACTCAATCTCTAAGTTCTAATTATCTTAAAGACGGCTTTAGAACCTGGGACCTGAAAATATCAGGAACATTGACTCTGGGAAAACCGCTGTCATCTAGTACAGAAACCTTAAATGAGCAAAAAAGGATTGCTTGGATCTATCTAGGATTGATGGTGGGGGAGAGATTGAATCGGGTAAAGAATGAGCAGTTCAAAATAGACAAAGCAAAGGATTTTCAAGGATCAGAATCTGGAACTAAAACAGTGCACACAATTCCAAACAAAGTAGAAATAAGTGACCAGATACACGGCAACTCATTTAGTTTTTCTTTCTCGTGGTTCTTGTACTGTCCCACTAATCTACTCTTTGCTGCGACTGGACTATTTGATCCCCCAACGATATCTGGACTAACTTGGGAACAGCATGCCACAAGCCTTGTCAGAAATGGTGTCAATAATCGAGTGAGTTCGGTCATACCTATCAATGCAATAGCGGCAGATTATATTATAGATTTGTGCAATCCTCCCCAACAATTTTCATCTACAGAAGCCGCCGAACCTTCCCCACGATCGACTCTCGAATCACTACTCACTCCTTCTTATCCGAATGAGAAGGACAGTATTATGGTTTACAAAAACGAAACAGAAGTAGAAGTAAAAGAAGAAGTCATTCAAAGTCAACCTATCACCGATCCAGCAGCAAGTCCGGAAAAGCTAAACACAGGAATAGGAACTGAACTTATACCTTCTCCAGGAGATGGCGGTTCATTTTCAACTCCACCTGTAATCATACGACCAATAGAGACAGTACACACTGTTATTATGCGAGGTTATGCGATACGAGTAGGGTATAGAATGAATGCTCCGAACCTGCTATCCTACGGCGGACAGGCAGCAATCCGATCTGAGACCAGTCGAGTAAAGGAGAGTATAATAGCGTTGTCCCCTTCCGTACCATCTGGGGGCACTAGAAAATCTCCCACCATTTATCGACTCGATTGGGAAAAGGTTTATGTACTTGCTGGCAGACCAAAAACAAATGTAAAACAAACTGATGGTGATCCAAGAAACTTTGTATAAAGGAGTGAGCAATGAGTGATTTTGTAATTGACACGGATGAAGTGCAGTTTGTAGATAAGAAAGGGAATCTTCTTGTCAAAGGATCGTTGATCGACCTCAGTTACGCAACTGCCATGATAATGGCTGACGACAAGTCTAAGAGCAGAGAAGAGCAGGGTAATATACTTGCGACTATGTTTGTGGATAAGTTTCAGCCCAAACAAGCTAGTGGTGTTATCGACATTTCTTGGGGTACTGCCTTAAAGATTTCAATAAAAGTCAATGAGGCATTGGAAAAAGAAAAAAAAAGTTAAGACCAGTAGCTAGACTAATGGCTACTTATGGTCCCGAAGTCATTATGCAAAACAATGACCTAACGCACCAAACTAAACTGTCACTACTCTATTTGCTATTACCTCTCGTAGACGTGTACAGAGATAATTTTGTGAGAAGATGTAATGAGAACAAATCAGCAAAAAGAGTCTATCTTGAAACTCTGCTACTTGGTGGAAACGAACAGGATGCGAGGGTGAAGGAAGCATGGCAAAAGATAAATCTAAGTCGGGAGTAGACAACCTTCTACGGGATGATACCTTAGGCTACCGCCCTTCTAACACTTCTCCGATCAGAGCTTTCGTAAACATCAATCGACCTTTGTTCTACAGAGCAAAGTATATTCCCGAGATGTTACGGGACCCGAGAGTCTCTTTTGGTGTAAAACTAATCAAAGGACCGATTCTATCCAAAGCAAGATTTAAGATAGAAACCAAGGATGAAGAACTTAAACAATCTTTGATCCGACAGATTACCAAGTTCTGGACCAAGGCAGCTTGTGTATCTCTCCACAGTATCATCTATGGATTTTCAGGAAGCCAAGTCATCTACAAATTCAACAAAGAATTTGGCTTGATGGAGTTCCACAATCTCAAACATCTAAAGACTCACGATGTAAGACCTCTCATTGGAAAAGACACAGACGAAATAGTTGCGGTAGCCGTCAAAGGAATCAAGCACAAAGGTCTAGTCTATCTTCGTCCAACTAAATTCCTTTGGTGTGTTCACGAGAAGACTCATCACAGATGGTTTGGAAGAAGTCGACTAGAGGGAGCCTTCATCCCTTGGTATGAGCAGTGGATGCCTAGAGGCTACCGCAGTATCCGCCAGATGTGGTTCTACAAGAACGCCTACACCTCAGTCTCTATGAGAGTCCCTCACGGCTCCACTAAGGACAGCAATGGTGAATTGGTGCCCAATATGCGTTTGGCACAAGAGATCGCTGACAGGTACGTCACAGGCTCCTCAGCTCTCTTACCCAGATCACCAGACGGAGATAATGACTGGGAATTGGAACCTGGAAAGAGCACTCCTGTTCCTGATGGGCTTCTTGAGTACGGAGAAGTCCTAGGAAATGAGATATGGGAAGGGATGGGTATTCCTCCCGAAGTAGTCTCAGCGGGTGGAACAGGAGCTTTTGCGGGACGTAGAATTCCTCAACAAGCTTATTACTCTGTCTTGCAAGAAGTCATTAACGAACATATATTTGATTTCGATGACCAAGTGCTTCGTCCCATGGCTATCCTCAATCATGGGCATGATGACTACGAGATCAATCCAATAAGTCTCCTAGACACGCTTCAACAAGAAGAGATGGGTTTGATTACTGGAGACGCTGGACCAGAAGAGACTGAAGAAGGCTCGGAACAAGAACCAGGAGAACCAGGAAAAGTTCCACCTAAGAAACCGACCAATGGAAAGATTGAAGACAGAGCAAGTAATTCTCACAATCGTAATGAACGTATTGTTGCTGACAATCAAAAAGGAGAATAGTTATGGCACTCCCACGAAAGAATGCTCGCATCCTAGGTGTGCAAGAGAAGAAGAAACGAATTAAAACACTAGGACAACGTAGAACCAAGTCGTCAGTAATCACAAGAGACTTGCGAAGGAAATCTACTACAAAGAGTAACAAACGATTAAGCTGATACGACCCTCCCCGGTTGTTAGCCCTCCTTCCAGTTGTTCCTTACGCCTGGAGGGGGGGTTATTTCTTTTCACGGTTCAGACCCTACATATGACTCTAATCTCGATCAATGGACGGAATCTTCAAGACCCCTCTCTTCTCTTAGAGGAGTTGGACCGCGTCAACATTGATACTTCCATGTGGCGAGGTAAAGCAAACGCCTTCCACTATCGGAGAGGAACAGAACCCTCCGTAGGCTACTTCTTGATGGCATCTAACGATGTCCCCACCACTTCGTCGTTCAGTGTCGAGGTGGATACCACCTATTCTCCTCCAGGAAAAAGCTCCAATTTTTCTGCTGAGAATGTTCTCACTATGGAAGGAATGGCTGTTGCTTATAGGACAGCAATCATTCCAGCAAAGAATAGTTCTAAAGCTATTTACTTAGTCAAAGTCATTGATCCAGTAATCAATAAATGGTCTCACACTTATGTAAGTGGTGACTACAACATACCTATCGGAACTGTGGAGGACGATTCCAATCCTGGTGATCCCACCATCACTACCTCCTACGATCCTTCCACAATCAAAGAAGGTAGTGGAAGTCAGGGGGGTGCTTACACATGGAAAGAAGTCCTTGAAGATATCACTGGAGAAACCTTTGACGATTCTGGTGCGGACTTTGCTAATGGATCGAATGAGGAGATTAAACCGGAAGGTTTACGATTCAAAACTCACGCCTCTGGAACCCCAGTCACAGTTAAACAGGCACTAGACGAACTTTTATTCCTCACGGGTCACACAATCATAAGGGACCCTGACAAGACACTCAAACTCATCCCCATCGATCCATCTAACGTCGACGATCAAACACTAGACTACGAGAAACTTTATCTAAAATATGATGCTCACGAGAATCGATATGGAGTAGAAACTAAACTCCCTTCCAAAGTAAAATTTAGATTCCCTAAAATTGCAATAGGGGATGATCAGAGCAAGAAGTACACAGAGATTACTAAGACAGTCTCAGCAGATATTGCAACTGTGTCTGGAGTAGAATGGTTAGTTCAGGCTCCTTACTACGATAACGGTGATAGTCAGACAGCCAGTAATCGGAGTGCAGTAGCCAATAAACTAATTGCTAAGTACAACAATGCTTGGAAGGGTGCCAACAAAAACTTAGTGAAGAAAGACTTCCTCACTTACATCCCTGTAAAGCCAGACAAAGCAATCTCTGAAGTGATTTGGCACTACCTAGGTGGAGAGAACGGTCCTAAGACCCACATCTCTTCTTCTCCAGGAATAGCATTCCCTGAACAGTCTCCTGAAATTATTCATCCTGAAATAATTGCGAGAGGTATAGTTCAAAACTTAATGGATGGAGAAGATGAGAGTGGTTTATTTGAAGTTGGTGGAATCAATGTATTCAGTGGAGAACTAGAGTCTATCACTGGTCCTGGAGAAACAATAAAGAATGTAGCTAGTGCCACTTCCACTCAAACTATTGCCGATGGTGATAGTGTCATCTTCTACTACAACAAATCCAAAGGAAGATACGAAGCATTCAAAGTATTTCAACAGACTAGCCTCATCGAATTTGGATTGTTACAGAATATGCCGAGTCAGATTGGAGATGGTCCAAAACCTAACTATTCTATGGCAGGTCGTATCATTCCTAAAGTGGATGATGACGATAATCCCGAAACAGACAGTGATGGTAATCTAGTCTTTGTTTTGGATGCTGAACCTGACAGATCATTCTTTGTTGTCGATGTATTAAGGGCACATGTAGGTTATCCACAAACCTCAGCATACAGTTCAGCTATTCAAGCTGGCAACGATGAAGAAAAGCCCAATGATAGAGAATACCGAGGATACGCAAGATTCTTGGGTGAAGATTTTAACGGAACAGGAAAACCTGCTTATACCATTGTTTACATGGAGCATCCAGCACGTATGCTGGTTGTGAGAACATTACAGGACAGAACAGTCTCTGGTGGTGTTATTGATCCTCCAATGGATGAGGGCATTCAGTGCAAAGTCTATGACAGACTTGAGCAAGATATTGATGGGCCCAATCCTCTTAACTTTTCACCACAAGGATTACCAGAGCAAGGAAGACTACCCCGATCAACAGACGGGAGGACAACACAGGGCTCTGGAGGTACTGGAGGACAGTCAGGTACTCCTTACGACTTAGAGGTGTTTGATGAAAACCTAGAAGTAGGTACTCGATGGGGAACAAATATCAATGAGTTGTGGTATGTAGTTTTTAACGATCAAGAAAGACGATACGAATTCCATAGTCCAGTTGTGAGACCCTATATTCGAGTCAGAGGAGAAATCGATGGTGTACCAGACGTGGGAGGTGGTGGTAGCAGCGGTAGTAGCAGCAGTTCATTCTCAGATGTAAAGAGCACTGATGAGAGATTCGACGTATCAAAGATAGAAGTGCTGTCTGGCGGTAATCCTATGGAGAACCTAGACAGCACTTCAGAGTCTTTAAGTGTTTCCAATGTCCACAAGAAGAGTTACAAAAAGCTGGACATGATCGAGTTGGAGTATGACAGGACCATTGAAGAACCTGTAGAAGCCCAATGGATACCTATAGATAGCGGAGGTGGAGATTCCATTGTTTGTGTTCTTTACGAAGAAGTTCCAGCAGCAGAATTATCAGCATTTGAAGTGAAACCCGGAATGGGAATGGCTATCGGAACTAAGTGGAATAAGGACTCAAAGATATTCGACGAACAAACAGACGATGATGTAGAAGTGTTTAATCTGTCACAAACTACTTACAGAGGTTCTTCCGATAATCCAGTCGCGATAGTATGTAACCTAATAGATGAAATCTATGTTATAGCCAGTGACAAGGACCTCACTTCATTACCTGGATTTGTGGTAGGTACTGCACCAACTGGTGATACGGACTCTGATTTGCAAATACCGTTCCACAGCGGTGGCGATGAAGACTTCAAACTCGATTCGAGGGAGTGCTCATAATGGGACTTTTGCCGAGCAATAAACTGGTGCCTTTGCGGTCGGGGCTTGTGCCGAGTCGGGGGTGTGGGGGGTCCCCTTGCGAATGCGCAGGATTATTCCTTCTCCCCGAGACCTTGTGGATACGAGTAGTCACAGACGGGATAGCGTCAGGGACGACCCAAGATGATTCGGGCAATGATATAATACTAACAGCAACACCTAACATAATCGGAGGGGATTGGCTTGAGTTGCAGTACGTTCCCTTTTCGTCTTGTGTGTGGCGTTCACAGATACCCGTGACGATGAATAGTTACAGCTACACAATAAATGGAGCCAACGCATTTTCGCCAAACAGGACAGACACCCACGAGATATGGTTTTTCGTAGGGGGACAAAGCACTTCGACCCAGGTGCGTATCCGAAAAATCCCAAACGCCTTCGATCCAGGACAATTTACTGTCACTAGTGGAACGCCGGTGAACAGTAACCCCCTTGGCGAATCTGAGTGCAACGACGGGCTATTGGTCTTGGACGATACGGAGGGAATAATGCACTATCGATCGGATACCTACCCACACCCAGGTCCTGGCGATACGTTTACGTTTTTTAGCTTATTGCGATTCGAGATATCGATCAATGAGCCTACGTGACAAGGGACTCTGCGAATGGGGGCAGACAGGTGCCGTCTTCACATGTGGCCGATGCGGCATAGTGAGGAATTTGAAAGTATCCCGCATGTGCGAAGGAGAGCAGTGCGACCTTATATTTCTGCTCGAACCAGTCGTCGCATTCCCGCCCCCCGACGGCCTAGGCGACCACCTCACCGACGTTTTTGCTTCCATCGGAATCACTAAAGAAAAATACGCCGAACTGAAATCAACCTTCCTCACAAAGCGAGAAGCAAACGAAGACGGATGCAGCGGTTGCAACTGGCGGCACAAAGCGGCAAACTGGATCGGCAAGAAGATCGGACTCTCCGAAGGAAAAGGCCCCGAACTGCAAAAGCTGATCGAGCTAGAGGACCTACCACAGCAACCCGTGCATGGTTGCAGCCTCCACGGCAAGTGCCTCACGAGCTTGCAGCTACCCGACGATCAGCGAGCCATCGTAGTCGCAGCAGGCTACACACCATGCCATGGGTGCGGTGACTTTTCAGCCGAGGAAATCAAAGCAAAGAACTAGACAAACAATGAATCCTAGAATAGAAAGAAAAAGCACTGGCAAGATATCAGGTATGGGAATCACCCTGTACTTTGTCTCACTCTTTGAGGCGAATGAAATACTCCCACCCAAGCAAAGAGTCACAGATGAAGTGATAGCAAAGAGAGTGGCAAAAGAATTCTCTCATAGAAAATCAGCACAAGACTTTCTCGGAAATAAAACAAAGAAGACAGTCAACTCCTATCGCTATCGATACAATACTGGTAAGTTCACTCGTAAGTTACCCCCAGTTGAACCATCATTCCGCTACAACAAACATGGACAAGTAGTAAACTTCAAGACAGGTAACATTCTTCTCACACAACAAGAAATACAGCACATCAAAGACAAACACAAAGCACTTCGCATATCAATCTTAGAGAGCATGATCTGATGGCTGACACATACATTCTTGCGGGAGACATGGGACTAGCTGGAGGATTAGCTTATGGCTCCATGAGGCGAGGACTTATAGCCTCAAAAGCAATAGACGTAAAGAAAGCGAGAAGGCGTCATGGAGTTGCTGGAGCCCTTAAAGTTAGCAATTCAATAACCGAACGCTTTCTTCGGAAAGCATCCCTCATAAAGCCCCGAGACAATCTAGTGTTGGTGTACGAAGAGCCAACTATGAACAGCCGGAGAGGAAACTTACTTCAATATGGATTCATCGCTGGTCTACTGACAATAACTGAGTACAAACAAGTTCTATCTATCTACCCCACATCCCTAAAGAAGTTCGCAACAGGATCGGGACGAGCAGATAAAGATGATATGATCGACGCTGCAAATAGCTGGTCTGGCCTAGACTTAGAAGACCACAACGTAGCAGATGCCATCCTAATGCTGAAATGGGGAATTGAGCAACTAAAGAACAAAAACTAAAAATAGAAATTATAGGTATATTCTCTGTTGACACACTAAAATCCTATGGTACACTCCCTAAACCAGATGAAAACCACGTAGGAGAAAAAGAATGTCGAGCAGGACAATTCTTGAACAACACAAAGACAAATACTTTTCATGCTCTAGGTGCCATCTTCACCGAACTGCATTCCGCCAAGTCATCTTTCGCGGAACCCTACCATGTGATGTCCTATTCCTAGGTGAAGCACCTGGAAACACAGAAGACACTCTAGGCACTCCATTCATCGGATCATCAGGCAAGCTCCTCGAAAAGATGATCTCTCTTTCTTCTTCTCAGGAAAAGGCAGGTTCTTACTCTTATGGAATCTCTAATGTAATCTGTTGTGTTCCTAGAGATGATGCTAACAAGCTACGTCAACCTACTGCTGAGGAAGCAAGAGAGTGCAGACCTAGACTCTTTGATCTCATAGAGAGAGCACAGCCCAAACTCATCGTTCTACTAGGGAAGGTAGCAAAGAAGTACATTCCCACACAAAATATAAATACCCCTTGTATTTTTCTTCAGCATCCTTCATACCTATTACGTAAGGGTGGGATGGAAACTGTAGAGTTCAAAAGGAATCTTATCGATCTTATCGAAGGAGTAACTCAATATGCCCAGACGAAACAAGAATGCAAGAAGGACAAGCGGGGGAAAAGGATCAAGAAGAAACCGTGTAAGAGAAGCTCTGATAAAGGCAGGAAAAAGAAGAAAGCTGCACAGTAAGAAGAAACCTCTTTGGAAGATTGAAGACGGCATAACCTTCTCTGCTCTTTCCAAGTGGTTGGAATGTAGAGAACAATTCTCCCTCTCTTACATAGACGGTCTCACTCCTAAGCGGATATCTCTTCCACTTGAGTTTGGTTCACTCATTCATCTCTGTATGGAGCACAAGCATTTTCCAGACAACAAGGACTTAACTCCACTACAACTCATCAAGAAGGTTTCGTCTTCCTACAAAAAATATCGAATCAAATCTCTAAAGAGCACTGCGGATAAGGATACTCTCGACTACCTCATCATCCTTGCTGAGATCACCTATCCAGCTTATTGCAATCATTGGAAAGAAGACGATGCAAAGATAGAATGGGTGAGTCCAGAAGAGAAGTTCAGTATCAATTACAATCTTCATACTCCCACTGGTCCGACCAATATACGTCTTCGCGGAATGAGAGATGCTCTCATACGAATCAATGGGGATTCAGGTATCTTTGAGACCAAGACCAAATCAAGAATCAATGAAGAAGAAATCCGAGATGGTCTTAAATCTGACATGCAAACTATGATATATTTATTTGCGACTTACCTAGAAACTGGAGAATTACCAAAAAAGGTACTTTACAATGTTATAAGAAGGAGTACCATGTACAGGAGAAAGGAGGAATCAATAATCTCCTATGCAAAAAGACTGGAGGAAGACATCGACAAGAGACCTGATTTCTATTTCATGCGTTGGGAAGTTGACATTACCAAAACGGATGTAATCAATTTCAAGAGCAAAACACTAGACCCACTCTTGATCCAATTCGTAGACTGGTACAACTCAGTAAAAAAAAACATCAACGATCGGTTCCAATCACCTTGTCATTTTCAAAACTCCAACGCTTTATTCGGAAAGTACGGAAGAAGCGACATGTGGGCAGCAATGCAAGGAAACACAAGGCCCTACTCAATACGCAAGGTTCCTTTCCCAGAGTTACAAGAGTCTTTCGAGGATTCATGACACGAAGAGATTTCTGGTCGGAACTGTAGAGGATTACAACATGAAGCTCAAACTTAACTCTGAACTGCGACAACAATTGATACAATCAGCAATTGGATTGTTATTTATTTCGCAAATTCTAGTTATAGCAGTTTTTGTTTTAGTGTCGTCATTAGGTTTGGCTTACTTTTTGTCCGAACTAATAAAACTCGCAAACACACCATAAGGAATTGATATGCCTACTGTAAAGAAGATACGAAAGAAAAAAGGCAAGCGAAGAACAGGAAGAGTGAGAGAACTGGACGATCACTTCACTGAATCTTTAAGTCTTCCCGACTCAGACAACATTCCTACTGATAGGCTTGAAGACTCAGTCATCATGGTCTATGGAAGGAAAGCCATCGGAAAGACTTCTCTAGTCAATAACTTTGACGGTGCTCTCACTTTTATGTTTGAGCGAGCACGAAGAAATCTTTCCATCCGACAAGTTCCTCACTACACCAAATCAGACAAGAAACGTAAGTCTCTCAAGTGGGAGCAGTTCAAGGAGTACATTGATCTTTTCATCAAATCCGATGAATATCAGATGGGAATCATCGATACTCTTGATCGATGTTACGTCGAATGTTTCCAGTACGTCTGCCACAATGCTGGGGTCAACCATCCAGATCAGTCTTCTCGACCCTTTGAGATATGGGACGTAATCAATCAAGAATTTGAGGACACCCTATCCAAGCTGCAAGAGAGCGGAAAAGGCCTCATCTTTCTGTCCCACGAGAAGGCTAAACCCCTTGTAGTACGCTCCAAACCTCTCCGAAGAGATGATGACGATGATGAAGAGAAGAAGATAGCCCGCATGGAGCCCTCCTGTAAGCCCGCAGGGGTCCGTGCTGTTGAGGAAATCTGTGATTACGTCATATACTACTGCTTCGTGGGCAATCGCCGTGTGCTGTGCGTGAGGAGCCCCAACGAGTATGCCTGGACCGCCTGTGGATTTGATGACCATTTCCTTGATCCAGACGGAACTCCTATCGAAAGATTTGAGGCAGGAGATTCTCCCCAAAAGGCCTACCAATCTCTGATTGATGCCTACAATAACAAGCTCAGAGATATTGACTACATACCCGTTAGGAGGACCAAAAAGAAACGAAGAAAAACCTAAACACCACACCACACTAAAAAGACTGAGTAGATCGTTCAATTTACAATCCGATTAAATTTCACGCATAAGGTGATAGTCATGGCAAAAGCAAGCAACGCATTTACAGCCGCAATGAAGAAAAAGACAAGAGTCTTTAATAAGTCTCGGAAAGCGAAACCAGGACAATTCACAATTCCCGAAATCAAAGACGGAAGTTATGTAGCCCGTATCACTCTGACTTGTCGTGCTGTAGGTGACGAAAACAAACCTGTAGCTTCCTTTAAGTGGACAATTGCTAGGGGCAAAGAAAAGGGAGTCTCTCACAGCAAAGATATTTGGCTCACTGACAAAGACAAAGAACGAGAACAGAAGAATTTCGATGAGATGTCAAAATGTCTCCAAGTCTTAGGCTATGACATGGATGATGTGGAGACTGACCAGTTCCTAGAGATTGCGGAAGAAGTCACAAAGGACAAACCTCTCGTGAAAATCGCTCTAGTCAATAAGACGGCAAAGAATGGGAGTGGGAAAAAGTATTTGAACTGCCATCTGAATGAACTCCTAGACGAAGACGATGAAGAGGAGGAGAAAGCGAGTAGCGGCAAAGCCAAGAAGAAATCTAAGGCAAAAGAAAAAGATGAAGAAGAGGATGACGAAGAAGAAGAGGAAGAGGATGATGATGACACCGACGAAGACGAGGAAGATGAAGATAGTGATGATGATGATTCTGAAGAGGACGACTCTGACGAAGATGAAGATGAAGATGAAGATGAAGAAGTGGAACTCATTGAGAAGGGTGACTCTGTGAAGTACAAACGAAAGGTTTGTGACGTAACTTCCTCTAACAAGCGAAAAGAAATCTGTGCCCTTCGACATGAAAAGTCAGGCACAGTTTACAAGAATGTATCTTGGGATGATGTGGTAGTACAATGAGGTCCAGTCAGTTCACGGAATGAATTGTCTCTGAAAGGAATCTCCACAAACCCAAGTCCCCACTCTATGATCCTATCATAGAGTGGGGTTTTCTTTTGTAGTCCCATCTCGCACTCTTCCCTCACACAAATGTCATTCATCGACAAACTTATACGCCCAGCTAGAGATATTTTCCTCCAGGAAGAGCTAGACGACTATCTATCTTTGGACACTGAGACTACAGGACTAGAACTTCATCACTCTTGCAAACCTTTTTTTGTATCGACTTGTGATCCATACGGAAAGACCAAGTTTTGGGAGTGGAAAGTAAATCCAAAAACAAGACAACCTAAAGTTCCTAAAAGACACCTCATTCAAATCACTGAGCATGTACAAAACAAGATACTCGTGTTCCATAATGCAAGCTTTGATATTCGTGCTTTGGAAACTATAGGAATTAAACTGAAATTCAAACAAGACAAGTTTCAATCTTACCCCAAACAAACAAAGGCTGTAGCGACTTGTCAATCATTCCATGACACGATCCTCGCATCCCACGCAATTAGAACTTCCGATCCCCGCAAGCTAAAAGACTTAGCCTTGCTCCATTTGGATTTCTCAGACAAGGACGAAAGAGACTTAAAGAAGCATGTTGCAGATGCTTGTCGATATGCACAAAAACACCATCCAGATTGGAAACTAGGAGTTGATCTCAAAGGCACTCGTCAAACTGCTTCTGACTATTGGATTCCAAAGGCAGTCGACTCTTCAGACACAAGCTGTGAAACTTATGGTTGTGCTGACGTAGAACGCACCATTCTTCTATGGTTATTCTACCTTGAGAAGTTTGATCAAGAAAACAAAGACTTCGATCAGAGCCTCACTTGCTACTTACGAGAAAAGCTACTCTTTCCATCAATCTTCAAACAAGAATCGAAAGGCATAACGATACGGAACAGATCATTAACCAGAATCAAAGCACATCTCAAAGGGGAGACGGACAACTATAGAGCTAAGACAGTGCGGACGGGTAAACAACGCTTATCAAATGCGAAGTTTAATCCTGATTCTGCTAAAGACAACATAGAGTTACTCTTCAACAACATAAAAGGATTCAATCTTCCAATTCTAAAGAAGACAGAGAAAGGAACACCATCGACTGACAAAGACACTCTACACGATCTTCTAAAACTGACACTATTTCCTAAAGCAAAGACCTACCTAAAGAATCTTCTCAAAACGAGAGCCCACCAATCCAGTCTAAGATACTTAGAATCTTACAGACGGCACATGCTCCTTTCCAAGTGGCCTTCCCACAGCATCCTTCATACTTCTATTCACCAAACGGGAACAGGCACAACAAGACAAGCTACTTCTTCTCCCAATCAACAGAACATATCCATCAAGGAACTAGTAGAGATTGATGGCCATGAAATACCACTCCCTTCTCTCCGTTCCATGTTTTCTCCCCCTCCAGGTAAGGTTTGGTATTCCATCGACTATTCCCAGCTGGAACTACGCATCTTTGCAGTGCTATCGGGAGACAAGAAACTCATAGCTGCATTTGACCGTGGGGAGGATATTCACAACTTTGTTGCTACCACTATGTTCCCCGGAAAACTGATAACCAAGGAATTGAGAAGAGTTGCAAAAGCAGTGTCCTTTGGTATCATCTATGGCAAGGCCGCTAAGAACATAGACCTTGCAGCGGGTTTTGCAGGAGCTTACGAACTATTCATTAGCAAATTCACTCAGCTTCCAATAACCAAAAGAAAGCTAATTGCTTTTGCTCGCAGGCACGGATACGTTGAAACTCTCTTTGGATATCAACTAGACATTCCCTCAGATCGAATGAATACCACCGTCATTGATTATGTGTGTCAGGGCACAGCGGGGGACATTATCAAAAACGCAACAATAGCTCTCGACAAAAAGAAAATCATCGATTGGAAGCATTCATCCATCCTACTGCAAATCCACGATGAACTCCTCATTGAAGTTGATGACCACCCTAAGTACAACAATGCGAAGTTCCTCAAATCCGTTATTGATGAGATGGAAGGATCAGGAAAAGACTTAGGAGTACACACTCCCGTAGAAGTTGATCTTATCACTAAGGACTGGAGTCGTGGAAAACCAGTACAAGTTATCGATAACGAAATACAACTAATCACAACAAGCTGACTCAACATGTAGGAAAAATCATGGACCACAACGTGGTAGCTAAATCACAAGAGCAAGTGACGACTGTACATACCGAAATAACATTTAATAGGTTTTGGTGCCGTACTAACGACAAATTTGGTGACATTCAAATACGCCTCGAAAAGGACGGTAGTATATTTATCGGCGCGAGAAATATAAGGGACAATGATCAAATTGAAATTCCTTTTGAAGAATTTAGCGAAAGATTCATCAAAGAATTTTTCCCTCACTTTAGCTTAAAAAAACCAATCCAGTAAATTTGAAAGGATTCACCGTGACAAAGAGAACCAAATCCGGAGAAGACACTCTAAGCACTTACACATTCCATGGGGTCGACATTCTTCCCGGACGAAATGGACAAGCAGTAGGTATCTGCCCATTCTGTGGCAATGACAAATTCTACGTAGACAAAAAAGAAGGTCTCTTCGACTGCAAGAGTCTCAACTCATGTGGAAGATCGGGAAACAAATATACCTTCCTTCAGATGTTTTATGAGACTGCACTAGAGATGACGACAGTTGCTAAGTACAAGTCTCTCTCCAAAGCGAGGGGAAAGGTTCCCTATCAAGCATTCCAAGATGCAGAACTTGCCTACGACTCTGCTCTCAAACGATGGATCATTCCCATCAAGAACGAAAAAGGAAGCATTGTCAATCTTCGTGTGTGGGACCCCAAAACTAAAATCCCAATGAATACTTCAGGTTGCCTCACCCATCTAGGCAACATGGACACAATCGAAGAGAACGAAACCATCTATATCTGTGAGGGAGAATGGGACGCCTTCTGTCTTCAGTGGCTTATCGACAAGAACATTAAGACAGAGAAATCAACGGGAGTTGTATTCGTTCCGGGAGCAGATAACTTCAAGCAAGAGTGGGTGATTAAATTTCATGGTAAGCATGTTATCCTAGTCTACGACAATGACATAGCAGGCACCAAAGGAATGTCTAAGTGCTCTATTCTTCTCCAGGAAATGGGTTCTTGTAAATCGATCAATTCTATTACTTGGCCCGAATCGACTCCTGAAAAGTACGATATCAATGACTTTGTTTCTCGCCACTACAAGAAACCTAAAACTGCTCTATCTACTCTAAAGAAGTACATCCACGAATTTGAACCAGAAAAGAAGAAGAAGGAAAAGAACTCAGTTAAGTGTACCTCTTTCAATTCTCTTGTTACTCGATTCAAGAAGCACATTCACTTATCGAGTGACGCAAAGGATGGTCTTCTTCTTATGTGTGCCACAATCCTTTCCTCTAAGATCAGAGGGGAACCTGTTTGGTTATTTATAGTTGGCCCTTCCGGAAGCGGAAAGACATTATTGCTCCAAACATTTACTCAGTGTGAGCAGACTCACATGGAATCTTGTCTGGGTGCAAAGACCTTAATCTCAGGCTACAAAACCAATGACGGATCAGACCCCTCTCTACTTCCCAACATCATTGGAAAAACTCTCATACTGAAGGACTACACTGAAATACTTTGCATGGCTTCCGCAGACCAAGAAATAGTGTACGGACAATTAAGAGGAGTCTACGATGGGAACGTGAGTAGAACCTATGCTACGGGAGTGACACGAGTCTATCCGGCTCCAGGCAGTGAACACAAAGACTGCCGTTTCTCAATTCTAGCTGGAGTCACTAACGCCATTCATGGCGATAACAGAACTGATATGGGAGAACGCTTTCTCAAATATCAGATGGTAGGGGACGACTACAACGCAATCGACCAAGTGCGGAGAGCCATCGATAATACAGTTAGACAAAAGATACCAGAAGAACGTCTAGCCAATGTTTCTTCCGCATTCATTGATTATTTGTGCGATCAATGCGACTCCTCTAAAATAAAACTACCTTTGGTTCCCAAATGGTATATCAATCGGATCATAGGTCTCTCTCAACTCTCAGCAGTTATCCGAGCAAGAGTCACACGTAATCGAGGAGAACTCACCTATCGCCCAACTCCCGAAGTTGCATCTCGAATTTCCAAACAACTAGTTAAGCTATCTCAGTGCATAGCCATCACCCTAGGAAAGAAAGTCTTAGACAAGTCCATCTACTCTCTAGTAGCTAAGGTGGCCATGGACTCCTGCTACGGGTGGCACAGAGACGTTCTCTTGACTCTTGTCGCTAATCCGGACAAAGAACTCAATCGACTGACCATTGCTGAACTGACAGGCACATCTCCTACCACAGCAAAGAGAGTCCTAGACGATCTGATTGAACTCAAAGCCATCACCTACCGAACCAATCAAGAAGACACCAAGAAGGGTCAACCTACTCGTCTGTGGGCTATCTCGGATGAGATCAAAACCCTCATTGATATGGCTAGACTAGGAGAGACTGCCCACATAGGTAAACTAATCCAAGCATCCACTAGACAACGGAAGAAGCTCAGGACTACTAAGAAGCCTAGAAAACCAAGGAATCTAAAAAAGTACAAGTAAACAGAGAAACTCCTTGACACACTCCAACCACAAAACTATAACAAGATGGATCACAAACTCGTACCTGAAAGGATAACGTATCATGTTGTATGCTGTAGGTTTCATAAACTTCATTGCTGATAATCCCGAGCTAACTGTGGAAATCATTGTTGCAGAGGGGTGGAAAGAGGCCATTGAAAATCATACGCAAATTTTGTGGGACGACGATCTATTAGGCACCATTTCAGAAGTAAAAGATCAATTCGAGCAGGAGGACTGTCAACTTGATGTAGTACGGATATATCACCGCACTCTTGCCTAACTCCCCACCTATCCCTCCCAGGAAAAGCTACTATGTCAATGAATACTCACACTCTTTATGCTTCAGAAGTCAATAAAGAATCCATTGCATTCATCTGCGAATGCTTTGACAAAGGAAAGTTGACAGAAGAGAAACAAAAGATAGCTCACAGTCTGTGGCAACTTCAAGGATTCCTTCAGCATATAATTCTTGGGGAATACGTTGAAGACCTCTCTGCACCTAGAACCCGACCAAGACTCAACGAAAAAGACTTAGACATCCTTCTCAGTGTTTATAAATCCTTCTTCGATTTCATGGAGAAACTGGACTGTAGTTTTGTGGATGAGAATCCTATGCCCGGATTTGAAGTGACTTCCATAATGAGTCTAGTTGTAGTGATCTCTACCATGCTTGAAATACTACGAGACTACAAAGAAGACTACCTCACAGAACCACCAAAAGAGATTGAAGTTACCAATCCACTTAGTAATTAAATTTCACCATCCCAACCATATACACACATATCCATTGAAGGAGCAGAGCAATGACATTCACTGAACTAACTACAGCAGAAGAACTGACACTAATCAGAGAATCAATTCTAAAACTTGAGAGTACATCTGAAAGCACATTCGTAATCGTGATGACTACTTTAGCGTTCTTATTCGTCATGTTCTTGTTGTTCGGATTGAGATGGATGACAAAGAAATCAGGTGAGTCACTTAGCCCACTATCGAAGCTTACACCAGAATCTTCATTGTTCGCCAACAAACACAATGTGGCTGAGCATACGCATCCTCAGACTTATCAAGAATCCAGTAAAGATATTGAGACTATTCAAGCTGCTGTATGGGAACGTATGCGCAACACAGTCGTGGATAAGGTCGAGAATGACGGTACCAACTCAATTGACATGGCTTACGACTTAGCAGATCACTTTGCTGATCTACAAGACGAATCAGGAGTGATGCTCTCCATGGCGATATGCAAACACATCGTTCAACGAGAAGAGAAAGAGCTACTGGATCATGTCACTCACCACAAAGACCTAGAGAAAGGAATGGATAATTCCAAATGAGCACTACATATGAAGAACTTGAGGTTCTCAAAAAGAAAGCCGATTATCTATTTGAGGAATTGAGGTGTGCCCAAACAACTCTTGCCGAACTAGACTTAGCTTTAGACGATGAGCATACAAGATGTGTAGTACAGCATAAGCAGATTGATGTCTACAAATGTGATGTGGCAAAGGCTCGTGACTTAGCCAGTGAAGTTCTATCTACTCATAAAGCTGAATCAGCACCAATTACTGAGTTGATGGCAATCCTCGTAGACGAGATAAAGCAATTGAGGGGCTAGTATCGATTCTAGTCCCATAGAGGCTCTCAGAACTCATTCTACTGTCCACAATGACTACTCAACCCTCAAATAGCTTAGAGGTCCTTAGAACGACTCCTACAGCCTCTGAACACTACTGCTCTAAACGCTCCAGATTGACACTCTCTTGACTGTTATCCATTTTCCAGGTATCCAAGCAATGGAGTATATGTACTCCATTGCTTGAGATATAAACACTTCGCAAAAGAAGGAATTCAAGTAATGAGCTATCCACTAGGTCTAGACGAATACGACTCTTCCAAATTGTTAGACGAATTGGTCAGGAGGGATAACGCAGTAGTTTCTGGGAGATGCGATTATTGTAATTTTTCGCCCCTCACTTCACCCTGCAAGTTTCCGCATAGACATCGTCGATGCGTTGCTGAGATCAACAACGAAGACAATGGGGACAAAATGCTAGGGGATCAATACTCAGTCGAAGAGAGTGATCTTAATGGTTGTCCTGTAGAAGATAGTTTCAGTATGTGAGTGATAGAACTTTACACATTCATTCTTATGACAAATCCACCTATCGATCCTAATGACCCACAAATACATCCTCTGTGGCTTCTCGTCATCCTAGGACCTTTAGGGTCATTAGCAGGCTGTGCTGCTCTTCTACGTACCGGAAAAGACTTAGACAAGAGATCATTCTTCTCTTCTATTCTTAACTCAGGTCTGATGGCAGTAGTCATCTGTGCTTTCATCTTCTACTACTACGGCACTTCCAATGTCTGGCTCCCCATAGCTCTCTCCATACTCTCAGGTCTAGGAGGAATTGATCTCATCAACTTCACTCTAGCTTTAGCTATGAAAGTGATGAAGACTCTAGTCGACTCCAAGACAGACCAACCCTAAAGGAACGATAACTACTATGTGGAACCACATTCAAAAGATGAGTATGCACGGTGGTCATCCTTCTTGTGTCATCCCCACAAAGGAGGAGATGAACATCGCACGAAAGATAGCACTACCCACAGTCAATATATTACTCGTCATAGTCACGGTAGTTGTCCTCAATGCTTTCTATAATCACAACGAGAAACTACGAAGTATCAATGCACTCTTGTCATTTCTAAAGGAGAGTGAAGTAGCTATTCTCGTTACCGACACTGATCTCAATGTCACTGACTGCAATGATGCTGCTGCCAAACTCTTAGAAACTACAACCACCATTCTAAACAGAAGCAATGCTCACAGATTGATCCCAGATCACCTAAAGGACAATCACGAGATAGCATTCCAAAAAGCACTCCAAGGACCTTCAGGCATTCTCAATGAAGTCAACTGCGAACTCATCACATTCAGGGGGTCCAAAGTCCAAGTCTCCCTCATCATCGAGAAGATGGCTGTAAACCACAGAACACTTCTAGGAGTGAGAATCATAAGAAGGGACCAAATGAGAAGTATCGTAGTGAAGCACAAACCCCCAATAAAAAGTGAACTACTCCCTACTCCTCCATCCAATTCAGCTCTCCGTTGGTGCAAACAGTCTCCTAGTTGGGAACTAAAGCACGCTACCAAATCAAAAACTACTCCTAACTCTACAGAGCCTATTTGTACTTCTAGCTGCTCTCAGCACTGCAAATAAAAATATAGGATTATTTCTTGTCAATCTACTTGACATTCAATATCCAACTCTTATAGTAGAACTTGCCTTGGACCGGCTGGGATGAGGAGGGAGGGAACCTCTCGATTGGCGTCGTGCGAACTCCCTCCTCTTTCTTATTTCGGTACCATTCTCACAACACTCACTCAAAGGAATATCTACTATGACGAAGCTAGCAAAGAAGAAGACTTACGCACTGGCAAAGCACAAGAGTACCAAGACCAACTATCTCACAGTTGGAGAAGCTGCTGACCATTTCAAAGTCACGAAGATCACTGTCTATGGCTGGTGCAAATCACAACTACTGAAGGGCATCTATCAAGACAAAACCAATCACTGGTTCATCCCCTCTGATTCCATTCGTCCAGCACTTCCCGAATGGCACTTCTCCAACAAGAACAATCCCAAACCTACAAAGAAAAAGAAAGCTACCAAGAAGAAATCCAAGGTAGTCAAAGTCACAAGAAAGAAGAAATCCAAAGCTTGATTAAATTTCACCGTTCAGACCTCAGTGTAATATAGCTTGCTTTCTGCAATACAATGGATTAGTATTCTTTCATGGCTAAACGGAAAAACAACAAGAGAAAAGCATTCAGTCAGAGGTCTCATAAACCAAAGATCAATGATGCGAATACTTCCTCTGATTCCAATCCTCTTGATTCTCCCAACATGGAAGACTTCGAACAGGAATCGGAGGGATTACCTGAACAGCCAGCATCTCTCACTACTGCTCCCATATGGAACAACACAGGACTACCCCAGTACACGCTCCTAGAAGTTCCAGAGCGAGTAGACTTTCCTCCTATCCCCAATATATCCAGGCCTTGTTTCCTGATCCAAATAGCAACGGACAATCCAGACGTGTACAAGAAGATGATCTCTCTCATACGCCATGGCGTCTACGGACACGTCGCAGCAGAAGTCATAGGAATCAATCAAGGCACCTTCTACGGATGGGCTAAGAGAGCCCGACAGGAACTCTCACAAGACCCTCCTCTCGATAGCTTCTACACCCGCTTCTATAACGACGTTCGCAGAGCAGTCTCAATTAAGCGATCTGAGCTAGAAATGGACGTAGCAATATCTGATCCTAAGAAGTGGCTCAGCAACGGACCAGGACGCATCTTTGGCAATAGCTGGGCAGATGCACCAACTCAATCTCAACAGCAACAAGCACTCCAAGACCAGAGTCAAGGAGACCCCCTCCTAGCTCTCGATAACGAACCTCATCCCTCCCATTCTTCCTCAGGAAATGGCTCCGATAATGATGACTCTAATACTCCTAAGTTTGCTGCGATTGAGATTGATGAGGGCACGAGCAAAGACGCATTAGGAATACTCCATCAAGAAGGAATTATTGAGGTACCTCGATCTTACAAAGCTCAGGTCAATAAGCAGAACCGAACTGATGATGATGTGGAGGAGGAAGAATAATGACAGTAACAAGTTGGGCTCTTACAGTCTCTATCATTGTTTTACTAATCGATTGTTTTAATTCTATAACTAACAAGGAAATCTAATCATGGCAAAGAAGAAACGACAAGCAAGTCAAGGTCACCCATCCAAAGCTGATCTAAAGAAGAAGGATACTCAGATCACTGACTTAGAGTCTCGCCTCTCAGCAGCAAAAGAACTGATCTCCACATTGAAGACACAATCAGAGTCTTCGACAAATTCGCCAGACGAATCACATGTACAAGCACTCCTAGGAAAGCAGAAAGAGAAGTTACAAGAAGCACAGGAGAAGATCACTCACCTTACACAACAGCTAGAGGATGACAAAGGAATAGCTGACAATCCTAATGAAGAGATCATCAGTCTCAAACGTCAGATTGTTCAATACAAAGCAACTAATCAACACTTAGCAAGTTTAGCAGCCAACCAAGGTTTGGCTTCTTCAAAAACCCCAGTTCCTTCAGTGTTCCAAGACCGCAGTATGCCGAAGACTCAATTAAGTGCCGAGCTTCTTACCGCCTGTATTGCTCATGCCTCTATTGGAACCAATCAAAAGAGGTTCAAGCAACAAGCAGTAGTCTTAGTGGACAATGCGATTACTTTAGCTGAAGAGATTGCAAGCAGAGTTTCTAATCGCACCCACAGTTACATTAAAATCCCACCTAGCGACAAGTAATCAGATCTGTAACGATGCAACGAACACAGCAGTGAAGAATAGTCGAGTCGAAGCGATCGACAGCTGCTGTGCTCTTTTTTCTTCTAGGAGAAGGCAATGAGTAATTGTGATCCCCCAACTGAACATGAGTTGAATGACGACCCTACAGAGAACTATGACTGGGAGCCATTGTGGATTGCCCCAGGTGTTATTGCATTCATGTTTATCACACCACTAATTGTTCTCGGATTTTGTCGTTGGTTGCTGTTCCTAGAATCGTGGATGGGTTTTGCCTAGCAGACAATGAATGACCACCTCATACTCTACACGCTTCTCTACTCCGATAGATATGAAGTAAACTTAGATGAAGGAACAATCCTCTCTAAGAAGACTGGAGAGAATCTAAAGTTTGAGTATGCTCCAGTCTCTATTGATCCTCTAAGAAAACATCCAAGTGTTAGGATCAAGATCAATGGGAGTCGCAAGAAGGTAACTGTTTGTAGACTGATATGGATGGCGAGTCGCAGAGACATAGTTCCTGTAGACTTCGAGATACATCACATTGATTGTGATCCCTACAACAATAATTACAAGAATCTAATAGCTCTCTACAAAGATGACCACGGAATGATTCATCTACTTCTACCTGCGGACAAGTCTAAGGCACCTTTCTAAACGCGATTAAATTTCACGCTTCAGACTCTATACTACCCCCCTAATAATCAGTCGGTTAAACAATCTCCACTCATATTCTGTGAGACCCAATTTAGAAATGGGTTAAATACTCCTTTAATCCAATTCGACAAAGTACATTTAGAAATCGGTTAAAAACAAATCGGTTAAATGTTTTTGAGTCGGATTTAGAAATGCCGGATTTAGAAATCGGGGTGTTTTGGGTACCCCCTCTGTGGGGGGGGGGGGTGAAAATCACGATCCCACATCGGGACAAAATAAAATCTCACAATGATACAGTTTCCCGATGCGGAACAAAATCCAGCCATCCCATAACGATTCTCTCTGCCCAATTCTTAGGCACTCTCTCCCCCTCTCTTGCTTTGCTTAATTGCCCCACCAAGTAACGCAATTCCAACCTTCAAATTCTCGCACAGTATAGTAGTCAAAAAATTATCCCAATCTATTTATACTTTTTTTCGATCTACCTATAGTTTTCTCTTGACACCACAAAAACTATAGGTAGAATGAGGGCAGACAATCACGACACCACACAACACAGGGCTAAAAAATGAAGACCATTACACAAGAGCAATACCAAGTATTTGCGGAGCAGAGAAAACTCAGCAAGAAAATTAACAAACTCAATGGCAAGAAAAAACTATTGAAAGAGGAGCTACTGAAAATCTTCGGAAGATCAAAGCACCTTCAAACTTCTCACGGCACTATCCTTTCAATTGCGACAATCTCAATAGAGCCGACAGAAATTCCTAAAGCTTACACCTACGAAACCGTCAAGGAAATTTGACTAGAGAAATCACCCTCTCAGTGTTTTAACCCCATCCTCTCTACACAAGGACTAAAACCATGACCGCCACAATCAACCAAGATTCCATCCGCGAAACGCTCAACAAAGCCTACCCGTTCTCCGTCGATAAATTCCCGCTCTTTGGCCCAGAGTATGCCAAGACTTCCCATTATGGCCTATTCCGTGATGACACCGCTCAATGTATAGGAAGTGCTGTAGGTAAGGGCTACCAACCTCACACATTGGACGATATTGCGACTCTAGCTGAGGCTGCTATGCAAGGCTTCTTAGCCGACAATTATGGTGACGATGGTGCCAAACTCAATTGCCACTGGGCAAAGGGCCACCACGTAACTATCAGCCCAAGCGACAGCCATCGCCAATCGATCTTCGGCACAAAAGACAACATATTTCCCCGCTTCATTGTTCACGCCGGATATGGGGGCAAAGCCTTCTCAGCTTCCTTAGGCCTCTACCGCGATTGCTGCACTAATCTAGCAGAGCTAACCCCGGCAGGTGAGAGCGTATCAATCAAGATCCGCCATACTCACAGTCTTCGACCACGCCTTGAAGACCTAGTATCGTCGTTCCGGAATCTCGCATCAAAGTGGACAAGCATAGTCGTGACCGCCAGACAACTAGAGGCGACCGAAATTGATTTGCAAGATTTTATTCGGGAAGTCTATCCGCAAAGCTTGACAAATACTCATCGGGCTAACACGATGCAGCATAATCGAGCCTATCGAATCGTTCAACGCATTATGAGTGAGCGGCTCAAAACAGGTAGGGACAATCCTAACAACCTAAAAACAGCAACCGCGTGGGAAGCTTATAATGGTGTCCAAGGCTACGTACAGCATACGTCAACACGTAGGGGCAGACCAACCCACCACGATAGAGCTATCCTCGCCCTAGGTGACACAAACGTGAAACGAGCTATGCAGCACGCCCTAGCTTTATCCCAATGATCTACAGCTAGTGTAAATCCGTTGCAAGGTAATTACCCCCCAACCATCAAAGGATAATCCAATGTCAAAACCGATCAGAGTAGGCGGAGATAGCACAACCCTCACTCGCCCCCAAATATTGTTCATAGCGAACGCAGCCATATTTGCATCAACAACCCATAAAGCTATCGATATAGGCATCTGCCACCAATGTGAAGAATGCCGCAATGAATTTCGACAGGGTACAGATGAACTATTCGAGAATGTGCTAAAAGGCGTAACAGTAGACGAAGGAACCTTCTCGCCTCACACCTGCCCGTCATGCAAGGACATAGGAGGAACACGCTACTTTGCTCACGCTGAATTTCGCCATGAAAACAAGAACACAACAGAGCCTAGAATCTGGTACGAATTTGAGCATTTAGAAATATGCTCAAATTGCATTCAATTCTTCTCTGATAATCGAGTCCCCGACACTGACGACATCAATGTAGAGTAACCACCCCATCCCGCTATCCTGGAATAATAAAAATGAACAAGACATTTATCAAACAGATCGTAGACGACAATCGAACCATTGAGAAACTAATATGGCTGGACGACACTACATGCGTAGCGACAGTAGAAGACCCAATCATTGCCTACGAAGAACCCGGTCAAGACCAGATGGTACCGTGGTTTGCAGTGTATCAGGGTGGCGAGATAACAATGAGAGTGCCAGCTTGGATGGTCTGCGTAATGTACGAAACTAAACCTGCGACAAAGTAACTACCCCCATTCTTTTCAGGAAAGCGGATCAAACTAATATGATAAATTACATAAAAAAACTATTGTTCCCGTCAAAGGATAGAAATGCACCCTCTAAAAATGGCTACCTTGAATCCTACCAAGAGTTACCGTGCATAGGAAAGGTGAGAGGTCAGACACTAGCCAAGAGTGCTATGTTGATTGCTGCGGCAGGGAATCATAACCTGCTACTCGTGGGTCCACCTGGAGAGGGCAAAACGCATCTTGCGAGTACACTCCCCTCATTCCTTCCCCCACTATCATCTCACGAGGCAAACACCCTAGAGACTCTCTATTCCGAAGCGGGCTACAAATTCCATGACAAGTATCATCGACCATTCCGTTTAGTTCACCACTCAACATCTATTGCAGGATTGATAGGCGGCTATTCATCTCTCACGAAAGGAATCGTACCTGGGGAGATTACCCTAGCTCATAATGGAGTCTTGTTTCTTGATGAGCTAACAGAATTCAAACGCGAAACCTTAGATGCTTTACGACAACCTATGGAAGCTGGAGTGATCCAAGTAACACGCTCCGGACAACAACAGACGTTCCCCTCTCAATTCCAACTAATCGCTGCAAGCAATCCTTGCAAGTGTGGCTATGCGGGAACGTCTCATTGCACTTGCTCCCCTTACGAAGTACGACGATACCTATCACGGATCAGTGGACCTATTATTGACCGCATTGATATGGTTTCACGGATTCACCCCACAACCAAGGAAGACCTTTCTGCTATTCCCGTCGCGAATCAATCCAAGACCTATCTGATAATGGTTTTGCAAGCTCGACTGATTCAAGCGAGACGCAATGGACCGGGAAGATACAACGCTCATTTATCTTACGACGAGCTACTGAAGCAAACCCACTCTAAAGCAACCCTTCATCTCCTTAGCATGAAGGACAAGAACCCTAAATTTTCAACTAGAAAACTTATACGCACTTTGCGAGTCGCAAGAACCGTAGCAGACTTTCTTTCACCGCTAGAAACTACCAGGACGAATCACGTAGAGGTAGCTCTGAAGTTTGTAGACTTCGACCTAGCAGAACAATTCATGCCCAAGCAATCCTAGATGGAGAGTTGAAAGATGTCATTGATAACTAGGGAGCCAATCTATTCTATTCGCAAATCACATAACAATCCCAACCATCTATCTCGAATTGGGGAAGCAGGAAAGAGAGTAGCAGCAAGACGCTACCTAGCTAAGCATGGAATAATTATTGGAGACGTTCCAACACACGAACTAACCCATAACTGTAAAGCAATAAAAACACTTCTAAAGAGTAAAGGAAACTAAACCGATGACTACTACTGGAAAACAAAACGTAAAAATGGTAGCCTACCGCAAAAGTGAATCGGTAGTACCTTTCATATATTGGCTAAAAGCTAGACTAACTGATTGGGCAGCTAGCTGCGAAAGGGCGGAAGAACTAAAGCTAGAGCCAGAGAACGGTCGTGGATTGCCAATTGTCTTTACAGACGATCATCATAAACGATTCGATCACTGGCTACGTCTCCAATATCTAATCGCCTCATTTACTAGCCAATACATAGCTACCATGCTTTGGTCTGAAAATGATGAGGACGACAACCCACTCGATGAGAACTATTCTATTGACGATCTAGCTCCATACACACTGCAACAGATCATTGCTGATTGTCGTAAATTCCAAGAGGCCAATGCGAAGTATATTACGGACAACAACGTACTCAGTAGTTATAGTAGCGATACCAATGCTCTAGCTGGTCACAATTTCTGGCTTACTCGTAACAGTCACGGAGCGGGATTCTGGGATGGTGATTGGAGAGAGGTCGCAGCGATAGCCCTCACTGATTCTGCTAAGTCTTTCGGAGAGTCTCACGTATTCGTTCAAGATGGCAAATTGATAGTCGAATAGATTTCACGCTTCAACCCACACACTAGTGATAAGGAATGAAACGATGACTACCTTAGAAACACTCGGAGAAATTGCAAACCTATTAGTTGATGATTGTCATGCTGAACAACTACCACGGCCTGCCATGGGTTGGGTACTGCAATCACCAGACTTCATGCTATTCGTGTACTTGAGTCGCGACAAATATAGCATCCGTTGGGGCAAATTACCTTCATCATGTGAGCAGTCGGATTATGGTTATCGTGAGTTGGTGCGTAAAACAAAAACTTCCATCAACATAAGCCGTGATAAGGAACCAAAGCAGATTGCGAGAGAGATCAGACGGAGATTGATTGTGCCATGCCTTAGATTACAAGACGAAAGCAAACGCTTGCGAGACGAAAAATACAACACCACTCAAACTCTTAACGAGCGGGCAGAGACCTTAGCGAAGATCACAGGGGGATCATTGCTACATCGAACTAAGTCATGCAAGTTGGTTAGGTTCGATCTAAGTAACGTAGAGAGTCAAGGACGTATCCAGCTTGTTCACAAGGGAGACTTGGTAAACATCGAACTGCTTTCAATTTCTTATGATTTCGCAGTCGAGGTAGCTGAGTTCGTATCCACAAAAACAAACTAACAATCATCACAATATCAATTGAGGACTGAGACAATGAATAAACTATCGGACAACCCTGCTACTCTTATCCGTGACGCAATCCATGATTTGGAGATTCAAGAAAAGAATCCGAAAGTAGTGATTGATATGGATAGGTGGCACACCGCTACCGATCCAAGCTATAGATGCTTTATTTGTTTGGCAGGTGCTGTCATGGTGGAGAGATTAGAGACAAGTCTGAACGATACCCTCAGTCCTGACGATTTTGATTGTGATACCCGCAATAAGCTAATTGCTCTCAACTATTTTCGCCAAGGAGAAGTGATTGAAGCGATAGCGACTGTGGGTATTTCCGACTTAAATATGATGGACAGATGTATTGCGCCACATTCCCACGATCCTTACCAGTTCAAAACAGACATGCTACGACTGGCAGATGATATCGAGGATGAATTGAACGCGAACAAGAAAGAAGGTGAAGTATGAATGCCACAGAAATAACATCTAAAATCTATTGCTGTGGTTGCAAGGGTTTATGCAAAATGGATTGCAAACACTTTAGAGGCTATGCTGAAGTGAGGTTCAATTATGACAAGCTAATGTTATGTGTTGCAGAAGAGTTAGGCTGTGATTGGCGTTGTAGTTTTAGTGCTCGTTTGTCCGGTTGTTATCTGGTTAGTCACGAAACTATTTTCTACTGCGTATGATTGCGACCATTCTATTCGATGGAGACCGGACCACACAATGCTGCGAAGACTCAAACTCGACCTCAATGATAGGATGTTATTACAAGCCACTAAAGTTATAAATATATCGGGCAATAAGAAACCTAAAACTATTGCGAAAGAAATAGAGCGAAGATTGTTGTGCGATGTGAGGTCAATAATGGCATTCTATAATGCAACTAGTTACTAATAGGGTTTTTCAGATTGGGGATAAGTTGGCTGCATAAAAGGATGTACTCGTTTTTCGGTTATAGGGAGAAATGGGGGTATAATTATGGTGACGAGTAAAGCCCACTACCTTCTACCTCTACCTCTCCAATACACCCTTCTTATACTTAGGGTATTCACACTACTAGGGTATTCTACCTATACACATCTATTAGAGTGATTACCCCCAAGTGCATTTACCCCGTAGAGTCTTTACCCCTCTAGGTGAATACCCTAGTCCTCATTCTGTAGAAGATGTGCTTTCCTAAGATAGCTAGTGCATATACACCATTAGGGTAATCACACTACAACTCTCATCTACCATCCTAGGGTAGCTCTGCTATGATCCTCCTCTCTCACCACATGAACATATGAGCACCATGAGATAGGGAGATCGTCACGTGAGTGCCATACAGACCTAAACTCCCCACCTTATCACTATACCCTCTGTGAAGCTCTCACAGCCCTCTCTAGCTCCTCTAAGCTAATTAGGCTCTATCCATAGCCTATCTCCATTAAGAGTCCTTAGAAGACCTCACAGAGCCTTAGAGCATCTATCCTCTGTCTGCTCCTCATATAAGCACCCTGATAGGACCATGCTCAAATACTAGGCATCACATGAAGGGGGTAGAGACACAGAGGATGTCCATATAGAGGGCTCTCACACGCTATCTAACAGCAATGGATGAGATGAGGCTGTATCCAATCACATTGTGAGAGAGGATAGCTTAGGAGATGAGTGAGAGGATGGTAGAGAGTAGCCCTAGAGTAGTGTACATAGATACGTGGGGTATACACCCCCTAAACTTAGAGTAGGTTCCCTATTGCAGCTATACGGGGTCATATGAATGAATCAGGTAGAAATGTGTATTTGGGGTGATACAAATAAATGAGAGTGTGATGAACGACCTCAATACA